AGACGTTTTCTTATACCCTCAAAAACTCAGTGCAGCAACTGTAACAACTGTTCAAGAAAAATATAATAATTGGTGTGTAGACCTTGCAGATGAACAATACGACCATATGCGCTTACAAGGACACTCCCACGTTAACTTCAGCGTATCACCTTCTGGTACAGACCTTAACTTCTATGACACTATTCTGCAAGTTCTTAACAAATCAGACTTCTACATCTTCATGATTATGAACAAAAATGGAGATATGTACTTTTTAATTTATGACCTTGAAAATAATACTATCTATGAAAAACAAGACATAAATTTAATGCTTAAAAGCGCAGGTTCAGAAGAAGATATCTTCAATACTGTAGATGCAGAAAAAGCTGTTTTCTGTGAAAAACCCGTAACACCTGTTTGGAACCAAAGTCCAACAGCAGTATCACCATACACTAATCCTTATCATAGACAATACCCATCAAGTTGGGGAACAACCTCAGGTTTCTATGAAGATGAATCAGAAACAGACAAAATCTTTGAAGAATTAGACAACAAGTTCAAAAATGCTAAATTAGAAGCATCAAAATCTAAAAAAGGAAAGAAAAAATAATGAACCTTATAAAACACAGAGAATTCTTTAATCCCGACGATTTTAACGATTCCATACACATTATAGGTTGTGGAGCAGTAGGTTCTACTATTGCAGAACAATTAACCAGATTAGGTATCAAAAAACTATACCTATATGACTTCGATAAAGTCAATGAACACAACATTACTAACCAAATGTTTTTATACAAACACATCGGTATGTCAAAACTAGATGCCTTAACAGAAATTTGTCGTAGTATTAATCCTGAAATTGAAATCCTACAATACCCAAAAGGTTGGATTAAAGGAATGCCTCTCTCAGGCTATATATTTCTAGCAGTAGACAATATTGACACAAGAAACGAAATAGTAGACGACAATTATTTCAATACAAACATTAAAGCAATGTACGATATCAGAATGCGCTTAATAGACGCACAACACTTCGCAGCAAAATGGGATGAAAAAGGTAAAAAATATCTCAAAGAAACCATGAACTTCACAAGAAAAGAAGCAGATGCAGCAACACCTACAAGTGCATGTGGCACAACTTTAAGCGTAACACCTACAGTACGTATTATCAGTTCTTATGCAATCTGCAACTTTATAAACACAGTACAACATAAAACAATCGCTCGAAACGTCCTAATTGACACCTTCACATGGGGTATAACCGCTTGTGACGATAAAGGACTAATCGAATAAATAATTTTTCTTATTGCAAATCGTGTAATTTCACACAACTACTAGCGATACGCAATAGTAAAACAAGGATAGAACGAGATATGCAGTTCGCCTGAATCCAGAGATCATGAGACTCGAAGACGACAATATATTTAACCGTATCCTATAAGTTCACATTCACCTGAATGTCACACAGCAGCCATGTACAATGCGGCATCTTCCTGCAATTTCATAACTTCCTTCAGAAACTCTAGGGCCCGCAGTCCCATCCGATGCTGGCTACTATACTACATTATAGAATAAGGAAAAAAAACAAATGTACTATACCACTTTCATTAACAATAAAAAATTCTACACACCAAATTTCGACGATATTCTCACAACGCCAGAAACACCCTTTAATTACGAAATAAACAAATTAACCCTAGAACTCGAACCAAAACCATTTGATAAATTAACAGAAAAACAAACTGCACATATACTAGAAGTTAGCAGACAATTAGTAAGATGCTATAACATTCTAGCACCATTCTCACAAACCCATAATGCAGAATATGAGGAATTTTTTATTCCAAAACATTCTGGTGGTGTTAGAAAAATAAACGCACCAAAACCACAATTTGCACAAGCGCTTACCAAAGTTCAAAATATCTTTAGAAACGATATACGCTGTCTTGAACATACTGCAGCATATGCTTACGTTAAACAACGTTCCATCAAATCAGCAAATGAACAACACCAAAAAAATAACAGTAAATGGTTTTTACACTTAGATCTAGATAATTTCTTTCCAAACTGTACACGAGAATTAATATATAACAATCTTATACAATTATATCCTTTCTATTATCTCACAACACACCTCAAAAAAGTACTACAAGAAATAATCAGAATATGTTGTCTAAACAACGCCTTACCTCAAGGCTCTCCAATGAGTCCAATACTATCAAACCTAGTAATGGTACCTATAGACTATAAAGTACAAAGAGCTTTAACAAGAAATAACGAACTAAAAACACACTTCGTATATACAAGATATGCAGATGACTTTACTATTAGTTCTAAAAACTCTTTTAACTTCAACAAAGTCATAGAACTTATAACCCCTTTAATAGCTCCTTTTACTATCAAACCTCAAAAAACACATTACGGTAGTATTGCAGGTTCCAACTGGAACTTAGGACTTATGCTTAACAAAGATAACAATATTACAATAGGCTTTCAAAAAAAGAAAACCCTAAATGCAATACTAAACAACTTCTTAAAAGACTATTCTTCAAATATCTTATGGTCTGTAGAAGATACACAAGTCATACAAGGAAAACTAAGTTTCCTAAAACAAATAGAACCTGATTACTTCGAATATATCGTTAATAAATATAACACAAAATACAACACTAATTATAGACAAGCAATTAAAACAATCTTAGGATAATTTAATAAGCCATTTCTTATAAAAATTTATAAGAGTGTTTAGTGTTACGCAAACATATAACAAAGTTATACAAATAAGTTGCATGCCAAGCAGCCTCCTGTTCAGGAGGCGCCTAGACAAGCAAAGACAAATATTTATGTTATTAAATTACTATGATAAACTTCAATAATTACGAAAAAAGATGGCTCGAAATAGTTTTTTATCTATTATGTAAAAAGATTTTCTCAATAAACCTAAATCAAAATGATATTATTGATTTTATTAAGGGTTATCGCTGGACAAATCTATACAAATATGATATACTAATAGATGCCCTAACAAAACAAAAAATATTGCTAAGCAATGATTTCGCTCCATCAAAAAGAGAATTCATTGTAGCAATTGCACATCCTGAATGCCGTTTAAAAATACACAGGACCAGTATACAAACATTAATACAAGGCTCTGAATACACTTACAAAAAACGTGATAGATTTCACACGGCAATGAAAGAAGAAATTATTCAAACGGAAATATTTCCAAAACTAAGCATACCCCAAATACACGAAACAATCTACAGCTTCCTAACAGCCGTACGCTATACTGCAGATATTGTAAAAACAATAAAATTTTAGGAGTAAATATGAAAGCAGCCTTAAAAAACGAACTCTGGCAATACTACAAAGACTTAGGCAGTGACGCACTAAAAGCAAACCATTACACTTTAGCCACTGTAACCCCTTGCTCAGATCCTGCTATATGGAAAGAATTTCTAACAGAACCTGATGTAAACGATTACATTAACCAAGAAACTGCACTTCTTCAACAAGCAGAATTTAGAAGCATACTATTAAATACTGCAAGAGATAATTCTGCAGGACGTGCACAACTTATCAACGCTATGATGAGCGTTAACAGTAAACAACAAAAAAAAGAAGGACCTGTCATTATTTATAGTTATGTGCCTCTTAACGAACAACAACTTAAAGCACCTAATATAGAAATAAATACAAAAGATCCTTTTATAACTTAAGGAGAATATATGCGCTATTTTGAAAACTGTATAAACCCAGAAACTAAAGAAGTACTACCTGCACAGTTACCAACCCGCGCTGACGCAGGCTCAGCAGGATATGATTTCTACACACCAAGAGACATTAACATTATGCCTGGAGAAACTATATTAATCCCTACAAACGTTAAAGCATGTATGCATGCTGATGAAGTCTTACTTCTCTATGTGCGTTCTTCAATAGGTATTAAAAGACGCTGTGTATTAGCAAACGGAACAGGCGTAATTGATTCCACATATTACAATAATCCTGATAACGATGGTAACATTACCATAGCTCTTACAAATTTAAGCAATACAATCCAAAACTTCAATAAAGGTGAACGTATTATGCAAGGTGTTTTTGTTAAATACCTTATTACTAAAGATGATAAACCTTTATCTAAAACAAGAAAAGGTGGTATAGGTAGTTCAGGAGTCTAAAATGCCAAAGCTACGTCCTTATCAAAAAGCAGACGCTATTAAATTAGCTAAATTAAAATCTTGTGCTTGTCTAAACGAACAAAGAACAGGTAAAACACCCACAGCTCTAGCAATTTCAAAACTACAACATAACAAACGTGTATTAATAATTTGTCCAGGCATTGCACTTTACAATTGGAAAGAACAATACGAAACTTGGTTAAAAGAACCTTGCATCGTATTAGACGGTACTCCAAAACAACGTGCAGAAAAACTCAAAAACTGGACACATGGTCTAGTAATCACCTTCGATACTCTAAAACTAATCAATCGTAAAACCTCTAAAAACTCCAACAAAACAACAAAAACAGGTGAATTACTACACATTCTTAAATTCGATATAGACGCTGTAATAGTTGATGAATTCCATAGAGCACGCAACAGAAAAACACTCACAACAAAAGCATTATTCAAATTAATTCCAAAAATCCCTCATAAAATAGCACTAACAGGTACACCTGCTTACGCAAAAAACGAAGATATTTGGACAATGCTACACTTCCTATACCCGAACCTGTTTCCTAACTATTGGGAGTTCATACAAGAATACTTTGAAACACGCAGTAAATGGACACCAAATGGTAATGCACAAGAAATCATCGGTCTAAAACCCGAAAAAGAAATAAAACTTCAAAACTTCCTCAATTTGATTTCCACACAACGTAAACAACATGATAAGGACGTAATGCCTTGGTTACCTGAAAAACCAATACCACATCAAATAAAACTTCCAGCAAGTGCTCAACAACAAAAACACTTAGAGCACTTGATGGAATACTTTGAAACAGACACCGTTATTTGTAAGCAACCTATAGACCGTCTAATTCGTTATAGACAAATTTGTCAAGATCCAAGACTCCTTAATTTAAAAGGTGAAAGCGCTAAAACAAACTGGATAAACCAATACTACAAGGATTTACCTGATAAACCTACAATTATTTTCAGTATGTTCACTTCCTATCTTAAACTTTTAGCACAAGAATGCCCCTATAAACACGCGCTTATAACAGGAGAAACAACACCTAAAGAACGTCGAGAAATAGAAACCGCTTTCCAACAAGAAAAAATAAATATATTATTTATTAATGTAAAAGCAGGAAAAGAGTCCTTAACTCTAGACCGTGCAGAAAGCATGATCTTCCTTGACAAATTTCCACCAGCTGGAGACATATCCCAAGCTTCAGAACGTTTTACAGCAACATCAGAATGTCGCAAAAATATACCTAAGGATATTTATGAATTAATCATAAAAGATTCTTACGATGAACAAATCTATCAAGCTGTTTCAGATAAACAATCTACAACAGAAGTTTTAAATAACTTTATAAAATATATAGGACAATAAGTCCTATCTTCGAGATATAGTGCAGCGGTAGCACGTCTGCTTTGGGAGCAGAAAGTCGGGAGTTCAAATCTCTCTATCTCGACCAAACCTTATGTGCTTTTTGGTAATAATTGGTAATAACTTTTCCAAAAAAATCTAATTCGATTTCCCCTCTATAGCATAGGCATCTAACACCTCGCACATAAGGTTACTTACATAGGCAGTTAGCATAATAGGTTAGTGCACAAGACTTTGACTCTTGCTACCTAAGTTCAAATCTTAGACTGCCTGCCATGCTGGATTAGCTCAATAGGTAGAGCACCTGTTTTGTAGTCAGGTGGTTACGGGTTCAATTCCTGTATCCAGCTCCATCGGGATATGGTGGAATAGGCAGACACAAGGGACTTAAAATCCCTCGGATAACTCCGTATCGGTTCAAGTCCGATTATCCCGACCATTACTACCGCCATAGTAAAATAAATATAAGGAGAATAAAATGTCATTCGTACCACAATTTGAAGACGCTAAAAGAGTTCAATGTAAGGCATCTATAGAATTTGAAGGTCTATCAGGTTCTGGAAAAACTGGTGCAGCTATGTTAACGGCAGCTATCTTAGCAGGTTACGATTGGAAAAGCATATACGCTTTAGATACTGAAAACAGATCTTTACGTTTACTTGTTGGAACACCTTGTTCTGACGGTAATAAGTATGGTTCTTTTAAAGTATCTGAACTTACACCCGATATTGGATATGCTCCTTCCAACTACCTTGCTATAAGAGAAGCTGCCGTTTCTGCTGGTGCTAAAGTATTTATTCAGGACAGCATTTCTCACGCTTGGCAATATAAAGGCGGTGTGCTTGATAAAGTATCCGCTGCCAAAGCAAGTGGTAATAAGCTCTATGCTAAAGATGCTTATGCAGCTTGGGGAGATGCAGAAGTTGTTGCTGAAAAAAACAAACTTCTTGAGATGATTCGTGATGAACGAGTACACGTGATCTCTACAGTACGCGTTAAAGAAAAAATGGAGTACACAACTAATGCAGAAGGTAAGACTAAATTAGAAAGCTTAGGTGAACAACAAATCCAACAAGCTGACTTAAAGTATGAACCTGATCTTGTATTACACATGCTTCGACCTGGTGCAAATCATAATGGAAAAATTACACATCCTCGTGTTCGTGTAGTAAAAACACGTTATGCTTTTTTAACTAGAGATGAAGAATACGACTGGACTCCAGAACTTATTAAACAATTAAAAGAATATTTAGAAGACGGTATAGATCCTGAAACTATTCTTGAACAACAACGTCAAGAATATATTACAGGTGTTAAAGAACTCATTACCAATCCTTCTAAAAAAGCAATCGCACAAGTTATGAAAGAAGACTTAGGCTTTAAAGATGTCAAATTAAATGACATGCCTTTAAAAGCTATTAAACAACTTTTCATAAGTTTAACAGAATAAGGAGAACATTATGGCAAACAAACCAGGAAGACCTAAAAAAGACACAAGTCCAAAACTTGCTGTTTGTGAAGACACTATTGTTGCATTACAAGCAGAAATTAATTGCTTAAAAAACAAATGTGAACAATATGAAAAACTTATACAGACTTATAAACAAACACAAGAAGAAGCAACCACACTTCTTAAACGCGCTACTTTAGAATATAAAGCACGTGTAGATTACATGCTTGATTGCGCAAAGCATAACTACATGTCTATGCAATTCGCTGTTAGCGCATCTAACAAAAACAATTTGGAGGCATAAATGATTAACTTTAGTAGCTTACCCAATAATCGCCCAACAAATTTACCTGCACCAGGACCTTATTACGCCACAGTTGAAGCTGCAGAAATGCGTCAAGGTTTTGATGCAACAAAACCACCTTATTTAAATATTACTTTAGCACTCAAAGATAAGTACGGTAAAAATTGTGGTAAAATCTACGATATTTTATCAGAATCTGATAAGGAATTAGTACAGTATAAACTTGCACGTTTTATTATTGCATTAGGTTTAGAAAATTTAGGTACTTTTGAACTTACAGATTTAGTTAGAGTAATTAAAAATAAGCAACTTATTGTAGACGTTAAACAAGAAGAAGCAACAGAACGCTATCCTGCAAAAGCAGTTGTTGATGTCTTCAAAGGTAACATCTATTATCCTATGCGTGACGCTGAAACCGTTTTCCAGCTTAACGATGCTGAAAAAGAATTACCTTTTGATTTAGTAGAACCCTCTGACGATCTTAAGATTAATGCATCTGATGCTGTAGATGTGCACGCTACAGACTTAGATGACTTTTAATTAATGAGTTTTCTCGCAGAGTATTTTGGTCTTCTAGAAGGGACACAAGAACAAGCAGTACTGTGTCCCTTTGACCATCATACTGCTTCAGGAATACCTTATCAAGAAACACGACCATCTGCACACATTAATACAGTTGAAAAATTATTTCATTGTAAATCGTGTAATACAGGTTTATCTGAATTGCAATTCATTCAAAAAATTCTTGGTTGTGATTATGCACAAGCACGTAAATTACAACAAGTATTTTCTACAGATGAAACATTAGCAGAATGGGATTCATGTGTTTCTTTAAGTAAAGAAACCAAACAGCGTGCACTGGCTCTTGGCATATCCGAAGAAGTGATAGAAGAACTTAAAATACGTACACCAGCAGCACCTTATCGACAAGATATCATATCTTTTCCAGTATTTATGTACGATCATTTAGTAGATATACGTAATTACGATCCAGGACATACGCCTAAAATACGTTCTAGAAAAGAAGCCTTAGCAGGTCTGGTGATTCCATTTGACTTATGGAGAGAGACAGATACCACTAAAGTAACTTTAATATGTGCTGGAGAAAAAGATATGGCAATTGCACGTTCACATGGCTTTAATGCGATCACCATTACAGGTGGTGAACGTGCAAAACCTTTAGCAATTAACACCTTTAAAGACCGTAAGATAGCAATTTGTTACGACAATGACGAAGCAGGTATTGAAGGTGCTAAAAATTTAGCTAACGCTCTATTACCTTACGCTAAAGAAATTAGAGTCGTTACAGCATTTCATGAAGTTTGTAAAGAAAAAGGTGAAGACTTAACCGATTTCTTTACAAAATATAATAAAACTCGTGCAGATTTAATACAGTACATCTTGAATACTCCTGTATATACTTTTACAGAAACCGAAAAAAAACAACGTGAAATTCCTACAGTTACATTACATCAAGCTTCTACACCACATTATATTAATAAATTAGTTAAAACAAACGTACAAGTTGTAGCAACTATGGAACAAGTTTTTACAACACCTACCTCTGTTGTAGCAGAAAAAACACGTTTAAGTGGTAGAGACGATACTATGGCTGAAGGAGATATTCGTGAATGGCAATTAACTGAAGAGACTATTTCTGATTTACTACATCTTATAGATAATAATTTTAAAGAAAATGATATCAAGGATAATCTTAAAACTAGAATGTTTATTCCAAAAAAAGAACGAAACGTACTTATTAAACGTTTAGCTGAGGAAACCGTTTATAAAGCTTGCGTTACAGATCTTTTTGAAACAACAGATATTGATACACAACCTATGGAATACACCTGTTATTCCTTAGGTACAAAACTTGAAAGCGGTAAAAAATATTTAGTTACACATAAAATAATTCCACACCCTTATAAAGGTCAACAATTAATTATGTTAATTATAGCCGCTGAACAAGCTAATGACTCTGTTTCTAATTTTAAAATTACAGACGAAGTTAAAGAACAACTTGATATCTTTAAAAACTTTGAAGCACCTGATATAGATAGAAAAGTTCAAAAAATTGCTAGAAAAGTAAAAGGTTTATTAGGTTATAATGGTAACGATTTATTAATACAAACTATTGATTTAAGTTATCATACTGCTTTAGCTTTTAATTTTGGTTCATTTAAAAATGTACGTGGTTATTTAGAAACATTAATTGTTGGTGAAAGCCGTATGGGTAAATCTTCAACTGCAACGACATTACAAAAAGCGTATGGTTTAGGTGCATTCGTATCTTTAGCAGGAAATAGTGCAACCATAGCAGGTCTTGTAGGTGGCGCTAATAAGACTGCAACAGGTTTCCAAACGCGCGCAGGCGTAATTCCACAAAACCATAAAGGTTTAATTATATTTGAAGAACTTGGTAAATGTGCTGCAAATGTTCTTGCAGAACTTACAGACATTCGTTCATCAAATGAAGTACGTATTGCACGTGTATCAGGAACTATGGTATTACCTGCTTGGGTAAGAATGATTACCTTAACTAACACTAAACATATAAATAACCAAATTAAACCTATCGCAGCATATCCCAACGGTATAAGCATTATTACAGAGCTTGTTCCAACTGCTGAAGATATTGCACGTTATGATTTAATGGTTGTATTAGGTGATAAAGGCGAAGCAAATATTAACCCTTTATGGGAACCTGAAGAACCTTTTCCATTACAAGCATACCGTACACGTATTCGTTGGATATGGTCACGCACACCTGAACAAATTCTTATTACAGATTCTGCAAAACAACAAATTATTCGAGAAGCAAATACACTTAATGCTGAATTTGAATGTCATATTAAAATCTTTGGAACTGAAGCCTGGAAAAAAATTACACGATTAGCTATTGCTATTGCAGGCTATTGTGTAAATACAGATGAAACTTACGAAAATATTGTTGTTAACGGAGCTTGTGTAACAGCTGCTGTAAAGATGTTTCGTAAAATTTATGATAATCCTGTATTTAAATTAAAAGAATATGTCCAGCACGAAAAATCTTTTAGTACCACAGACGAAGAAGCTGTAGTTTTACTCCAAGATATTTGGAATAAAACACCTGGTATTGTGCAACAATTAGAACAATACGCAAGTGTTACTAAAAACATGTTAAGTGCTACAACAGGCTTAGGTAATGAAGAACTTAATCGTACTTTAAACCGTTTAACTAAAGGTTTATTTATTCGCGTATCCAATTTTGAAATAATTCCTACAGAACGTTTCAGATTAACTTTAGCACACATCGAAAAAAATACACATATCAATCCTTTAGGTGAAACGTAATGCTACAATATCATTGGAATTTAGTACACATTACAACTAATCAACAAGCAAATGATATGATACTTTTATACAAAAAACAAACCCCAGATGTATGTGCTTTCGATACTGAAACAACAGGTTTACACATTATTTTAGATAAACCCTTTTTATTTCAATTTGGCTGGTTATGTAAAGACACTATGGAAGGCTATGCTTTTGCTGTAGACTTAGAAAGACAACCTGATTTAGCACGTCAAACAATAAAAGCATGGCATGCCTTAGTAAAAAATGCTAAATATTATTTAGGACATAATGTAAAATATGATTTGCATATGCTTCTAAATATAGGTTTAGGATATGATGGAACTAATTTATCAGATACAATGTTCTATATACGTTATGCACACGATGCGTTACATCAATCTGAAGGTGGACCACCTTTAAAATTAAAAGATTATTCTGCAAAATATATAGACCGCTCTGCAAAAACACATGAAAAACTTTTAGATGTAGAGAAAACTGATAAAGCTAAACAACTTAATTTAGCGCTAAAACAGCGCTTACAGCGTTGTAAAGTTCCAGCAGGATTAAATTATAGGTCCTTTACATTAAGCGCGTTAAATGAGCTATTTAAAGATTCTATCGCAGAAGTACAGGATTTTCCTACAGATATTCAAAATGCTTATTTAGATTGGAAAACTAAAGATTTACCACTTTATCTACAGAATAAAGTTACACAACTTGTAGAAAGCGATATGATTCGTTATGATACTTTAAATCGAGAACATGTTATTAAGTATGCTCTATATGATATAGTCTGGACTTTAGAAATATTTGCACAATGTGCACCTGTAATTGCAGCTCGTCAACAAGACACTGCAATAAAAATGGAAAATGATTTAATCATTCCATTAGTAGAAATGGAACGTGTAGGCTTTAAAACAGATAAACCTTATCTAGAAGAGTGCAGACTTAAACTAAAGAACTATATCATACAACAACGTAAAAAATTGTTTGAATTAACTCAAAAAGAATTCGCTATAGGACAACATGAAGTTATTCGAACAATTTTAATAAACGATTTTAACGTAGATATTACAGCAACTAATGCTACAGAGTTAGATTTAGTTTTAAGTAATCTTATTATAGAGAACAAAGAAAATCCTGCAATTCGTGTTATACAATTAATTCAAGAACTTAGAACTTTAGAAAAATGGTATTCCGCATATATCACACGTTTTCTAAAGGATCTAACTAAAACAGATAGATTATATACAACAATTAATCAAGTAGGAACGGTATCAGGACGTGTAACATCTAACTTTCAACAATTTCCTAGAGATCCTATTATTGCTGAAGATGGTACAGAACTTTTTCATCCAAGACGTATGGTTACCATTACAGGTAACGAATATGATGGTATAATCTATTGCGATTATTCACAAATTGAATTACGTTTTCAAGCATTCTATACCATATTAGTAGGCAGTCCTGATTTAAATTTATGTCGAGCATATATGCCGTATCAATGCCATTTAAAAGATGGTACACACTTTGATTACACCAAACCAGAACACATTAAACGATGGAAGGAGGAGTGGTATCTTGACGAAACTCCAGACGAAAAATGGGAACCTACTGACGTGCACGGTGCTACTACTACAGCAGCAACAGGACTTAGAAAAGGCGATCCAGGATTTAAAGAAGCTAGATACGCTATTGGAAAACGTACCAACTTTGCTAAAAACTATGGTGCACAGTACGGAAAAATTAGACAAATGTTTCCCGAAAAAACGGAAGAAGAATGTCGCAGAATTAATGATGCATACTATACAGCATTCCCAGGAGTTAAAGAATACCATAATTACTGCTATCAACGAGCTGCAGAATCGTATACAATTAACTTATTCGGAATTAAATACTATAATGTCTCAGGACATAAGCTAATTAATATGTTAGTACAAGGTTCTGCTGCTTTCTACCTTAAATGGAAAATAAAACAACTATACGATTATTGCAAATCTCATAATGTTAAGTCTAGATGGCAAATGCAAATCCATGATGAACTTTCTTGGGAAAAGCATAAAGATGATCCCTTAGATGTTTTCATAGAAATGCAAAACATTATGGGAGATTGGGCAGACACTCAAGTTCCAATTGTTGCAGATATGGACGCTACTAAAACAACTTGGGCTGAAAAACAAGGTGTGGAGGGCTTAGATGAATTACAAGTATATTTTAGCAATTGATCCTTCAGGTAACTTTGAAGAAGGAAAAGGAACTACTGGTAGTTGTTTATTTGATGCAGAATTAAATCTTGTGAAATGTTTTAATGATATACACGCTTCTGAATTTGATACTAAAGAACATTACTGGCAGTATCATTTAGATTACATTAAAATACTTTCAGAGATGTATCCTAGCTTTGTCGTAGTAATAGAAGACTTCACATTAGATCCTCGACGTGCTATGCAACAATCTCATAGTAAAATGGAAACATCTAAACTAATAGGTATTTTACAACTTTATTGTCAACAAAATAACATACCCTATCACATGCAACGTGCAGTAGATGTTAAAAATAGATGGGCAGATCATATCCTAGAATATAAAAAATATATTATTAAACATAATAGAATGTTCTATATTCCAGGTTTATCTAAACCCATTTCTAGACACTGTAAAGATGCTATTAGACATGCAGTACATTTTCACACATTCTACAATAAGGAGTAATAATATGGCTATTCAAATTATCGACCAAGACGGTGACGACGTATCAGTATTAGATTACGGTATTAATGAAGCGGAAGTAAATAAGGCTATAGTAAATGAAGAATCTATAGCCTTAGATCTTTCGCGTGTACCCTTAGAAATTGCTGTAGAAAATATTGATACAGTAGGTAAAGAAGAATTTACACAACTACGTAGACAAGGCTTCGGTGGTTCCGATAGCTCTGTATTAGTAGGTGTAAATCCTTTCTCTACAATTACAGACTTAATAGCATCTAAAACTAGAACAGAACTTTCTGAAGAAGAACGTGCTATCGGACAGTTAGCTTCTGTTAGAAAAGGTAACGATCTGGAACCTTTAATCATAGAAAAAGCTACGACAATGTTAGAAAATAAAATCTTTAAACCACCACATATGTATCGTTTTAAAGCATATCCTTATCTAACAATGAATTTCGATGGCGTTACAGATATAGAAAACAAACAATACGTACCTGTAGAAATTAAGTTTTGCACATATAAAGGTGAAAAACATTATAATAAATTCAAAGCAATGTTTGATGAAAGTATTCCAAAACTTGCTACAGGACAAATGCCTGAAGATATCTCTGAAAGAAATATATCTATTGAAGAACGTGCTGCGCATTATGGAATACCACCTTATTATTTTACGCAGCTTCAACAAGAAATGATGGCTCTTAATGCACCTTTCGGTTTCATTGCAGTTTTATTTGAATCCGATTGGTACGTTCGTATCTTTAAAGTATGGCGTGATCTTAAAACACAAAACGCTATTATTATTCAAGGTTATAAAACTTGGCAAAAAGTAGAGGCGGTGAAAAATAGAAATGAAAATGTATAATATTTTTGTACCATATTCACAATATGCCAAAGCAAGAGACATTCGTATAGTATGTTTTAATATCTTACGCAGAAGAGATCTGATGTGTACTGAAGAAAGTATTCGTAAAGAAATAGCGCGTAACGTTCGTAAAATATACGCAGAAGCAAAGGGTACTAAAACATTAGTTGAATGTTTAACTGAATACCGTAGAACATTATAGGGAGTGCAAAAGCACTCCCTATTTTTTTTATCTAAATCTATTTGCGTCTAAACGAATACGATATCTAATACCTTGGTAGACATCTGTTCTAACTTTATTTTTAATTTTGTTATACACGTTTGTTGAATACATATTCTTAACATCATGTGCTACATCAATTATAGGATAGAAACGTGTTTGATAACGCTGTACGCCTATAGTACTATAACTATCAATAACTGTATTCTTAGTATACACAGGTCGATGGTAAGAGTTCCAACGATATGCACTCACATTTACTAGATTATTATTTCTAAACTTAACAATACCTTTTTTAATAGGTTTATTCATCACACCTATTGCTGAAGGTAACGGTGAACCTGTTTTAAATGTTTGTCGTATGTCTTGAATTGTAGGACCAATTCCTAGAACTATATTTAAAGGATTGTTATACTGTCCTGTTGCAGCCTTTAGAGGTTCTGCAATAGGTGCAGCTAATTTTTCATATATGTTGTTAATAGGATCTGAGAACATTTGAAGAGCGTCTTGAATTGAAGGATTCATTTTGAATGTTATAATCTTATCTTCAAATTCTGCTAATTTTAATTGTCCATACTTGATTTGATTTTGTACTTGATAATTTGTAGCTAATTCTTCTGGTGTGTAGTCTTTGAAATCCCAGTGGGGTTTCATAAAGTGTACATAGTTTCTCATTAACCAAGGATGTTTCTCTAACGCTTCTGCCCAGTAACTTAAGTTACGTAAAGTAAACGTTGTAAACGGAAATACCATTTCAATTAATTGTTCTGTATTTGTTTTAAAACTATAATCGAAATGTGTTTTAGCTAATTTAGCCATTGCACTTGTAGTATCTGCGCCTTTATCTAATTCAGCTAAAAGCAGTGCAAGACGGTTTACCTCTTCTGTTTTATTCGCAGAGTCAATAATTTTACCAGTATAATGTGTAAATGTACTCCATAAGTCCGCACCATCTTCTAAACCTTCTGCAGACATTATATTACCTAATATACCCGAAGGTTTATAAAATGTAGTAAGTTCGTCATATAACTCGATGGTTAAATTACTATTAGGATGTGTCATAAAATATTCTTCTATAGCTGCACGACGTAAGAAACCGTCTGTATCACGCGCTGCTATAAAATCATTTATTTCATCCCATTCACGTAAAATCTTATGAGCTTGATTTCTATATGTTCTTGCTTCACTTCCTAATTCAAGGTTTGTCTTAAGATTAGTATCTATCCAGTTTCTAATCCAAGCGCCAGGACGTATTAAATATCCAAATTTAAAAATATACATAATACGGTTCCAAATCTTTAAAAGACCTGAAGAACCTAAACGACGATTAACCATCTTATACATATCTTTATAAGTTTGTAGAGGTACGATTACTACACCTAATTCACGTCCCTTTTTAATAGCTGCTTCGTTTATAGGCAGTATTTCTTCAACACGTAATCCGTATTTTTTATGATCAGTTAATGCAACTAATTTATAATTTGAATTAGATTGTAAAGCCTGTAATATATCTGCGTCAGAAAATTTAGCATAAATACTGTTTTCGCCGCTTATGCTAAACATTGAATCAAAGACAGTGTGCACATATTCTGTCTTTGCTTTAATATAACACTGTGCTTGTGTTATCGCATTCTGCGCATTAATAATCATATTAGGACTCGACACACCTAATTTATTTTTACTAGCTGCTGTACCTAATACACTTTCGTTAAAAGCATATGCCTCGAAAAATTCTTTTTGAAAAATATCTTCTTCTTTTAGAATAGCTTTAACTTCATCAGGCATTTGTTCATAAACACTACGCATCATCTCTTCACTAAAAAATTCTCCTTGAGAATCTCCTAATGCAGAACCTGTAAGTGTTTCTAAATTATTACTCATTTCATTAAACATCTTAGTAAGATTTAAATCTTCAGAGGCTTCTAATAAAGTGTCTACTTGTTGAAATTCATTAAATGTTTTTGTAAACTTTTCTCGAATTAAATGCACACCGTCTAAATAAACTTCACGACCTTGCATACGTACTTGCTTATCAAGTACAATCCAGTGGCGCTGCTTGATAGGATCATAAATATAATGTATACCTAATTCAGCATTTGTTATACTTTTAAGTCTATTAAAAGCACGCGATAATGTTTTATTACCAGAAAGGTCGCTATCTGAGAAGGTTATGAAACGATGTCTAAATGCTAGTTCTTTTTGTAACTGTTCAGGAGTGAAAGAGAACACACGTTGCAAACTAGATAATGCGTTTGCATCTGAAGCGTGATGTATTGCTTTATTAACTTCTTGCATTTTACGAATAGGATCCCAAGGTGTTACTGGTGTATATGCTTTTTTTGAAGCAATGTATTGCTCATATAATGCTAAGTTATGTGCTTTTATTTCTTCAACATACATCTGGAAAAGTGCATCATTATCTTTTTGTAATTCTTGTATATACTCTTGATACAATGCATCATTATCTTTTTGTAATTCTTGTATATACATCTGAAAGAGTGCATCATTATCTTTTTGTAAGCTTTGTATATACTCTTGATATAACGCATCATTTTGTTTATTTAGGTCTGCAATATACGTATTATAGATACGTGTATTAAGCCATTTACGATCTTTTTCAATTACTTTTTTCTTTTTAATTAAATCTGTATAATAGCTAAGACGTTCTGCGTTTGCACTGTACAGTTCTTCAATGTATTTTTCATAAGCAGTTTTATTATACTCGTTTAATTCAGAAAGATAGTCTTGATAAATTGTTTCTGTAGTTTGTGCAAAATTTGAAGCTTTTATTCGTCTACGTAATTCTTCTTTATCAAACTTTGCAAAACGTTTATTTAATTCACTTTTGTCAAATTTAATTTTAATATGTTTTTCAAAAAAACCTTTTGAAAAAATACTTTCACCAAATTTTTTTTCAAGTGCATCAACCACATAAGGTTCTTTTAAAAAATTCCAGTATTCTTTATCAAATTTAACTTTGATGCTATTCCAATACTCTTTATCGAATTTATATCTAAGATTATTCCAGTATTCTTTATCAAATTTATATCTAAGATTGTTCCAATACTCTTTATCGAATTTATATCTAAGATTATTCCAGTATTCTTTATCAAATTTAATTGTATTTGCTTTAAAAGTCTGATAAAGTTTTGTATTATATTCTCGTACAGATGCTTTTATTGCATCATTCATTTTTTTAACTTTTTCCCAGAAAGGTGTAAATTCATCTACACCACCTTGAACATACTTAGGATCTTGTTTAAATTGTATTTCACCACGCCAGTATTTTTCTAAAGTATCTACAGTACTTGCATAGTCTTTATTTAATTCAGGAAATTCTAAAAGAATTTTTCTAAGATTATCTATTGTATCTTGCGCTAATTTAGTATCAAATAAAGAATTATATTTTTCTCTAAACCAAGTTAAAGTATTTATTGTGGATTTCGTAGCACGAGAATATCTCTCGAGCTGTAAAATTTTGGGATTATTTACAGCATCTGAACTAAGTATTTCACGTAAATCTTTAAAGTCTGCATCTAGTTTTTTAGAGGCTACTCCCAAATCATCATATAAGCCTACTAAATTTATAAGTTTTTGATTAAAATCACGTTCTGCATAGAAAGCAGCTTGTGCCATAGCGTCCCAGGCAAAGTCTGTTTTATAAAGCATTTTCGGATTTGCAATCAAACGATATACTGCAGACACACCAGGTTCATTAAGTGCTAAGGGGTTAATTACATTTTGCCATTCTTTTAATAAAGTCTCGTTATCAGAAATAGTTTTATACAATTCTACTAAATGCGCGAAACGCTTTATAGGATTTATTTCATCTTCAGCATCTCGAATAAGCAATTTAAATAGCTCTAAATCAGGATCATCAACTGCTTCTACAAAATCTCTCCAAACATTATCATAAAGATTTGTAATATCCTCTCTAATTTCTGTAGTAAACATGTGTGAATACTGTTCACATTGTTTCATAGTGTGCATCATACGTTTACCCATTTTCTCGACTTGTAATAATTGATTACTCGAAAGCAAATCAACATCATCAAACATTTCTAAGCACTCTTTTGTTGCAACTGTACGGAGCGCTAAACCCATATCTGATAATTGACGTGCGCTATAAGCTTTAAAAATAGTTTCACTATCTGTAAAAATAAGATTAAGCAGGTATTCGTTTTCTTTACGAACCGTTGCTAATGTCATTTTTATAAGGTCACTTACTGAAGCAAGTTCTTGTAACTCGTTAGAAAACTGAGGGAACTGTTTAAGTAAATTATCTATAGCTTGTGTAAAGTTTTGTACAATAGTAGCTTTAATTGTATTTAAACCAGCCGTTTGCTGAGCAACTAGATAGCCTTTAAAGGCGGACGCGATTTGATCATAAACAACTTTATAAGTTGTTTCTGTAAACTTAAAATAGTTTGTACCTTCGCCCAAGAACATTTCAATACGTGTCATTAAATCACGCATAGTTGTGTTATCAAAATTAGCTAGAAGTGAATTGACGTCATCTGTAAAGCCGAATATTTGGTCTAATACATAACGTTTAAAGTCGTCAGTATTAACACCTTCTATTTTTGGTAAAGACATCTTCGCGATGTTATCATATAAATCTCGAATGTTTATAAAGTTTTGCCCTGCACTTTTGAGCACACGAACATTGTCTGAAAGAGTTGCAAGCATTTCAGGTTCGAGTGTTTTGGCGTCTGAGATAATGTTATCTAAGAAAGCGCCTATACCGTCAGGGCTATTTATTTTTAATAATACTTCAGAAATCTTTGGATCGTTAACTAACGCAGCATTAACTGCAAAGTCATTTAACTTTAATGTGTAAAGTGTTTTAACGATATCATCAGGATTCTTTGCTGTTTTAATTGCTTGTAATTTTTTGAGTATTTCTATAGGTTCTTTAATTAAGTCTGTGATAGTATGCTTAGCGTATAGTTGAGCACTTGTTTTGATACTTGTAGCAACAGACTGTGTAGCTGCTTGTTTAAAGATATTGCTATGCACGCTGTCTAAATATTGTAAATGCTTAGCACAAAGATTGTTATTATTTTTATTAATAGTTTTAAGATACTCAAGGTATTGTGTGAAATCTAAGCCATAGAGTTCTTGTGTTAAAGCATTGAAAGCAGCAAACTGTGCATTAGGTTCTGTTACGTGATCTTGTAAAGCTTTACGGAATAGTTGTTGATCTCTATCAAGCTGTCCTGTGAAATACCTGTAAAAAGAATCAACATCTTGTATAGGACTTTCTGTAGCGTTATATAATAGGTTACTACCGTATTTGCCTAAGTTTACCCAGTAATTTTTAGCTTCTTCAAATTTTGTTAAGTCCGTAATACCTTTGACTTGATCAAAATATTTTGCAGAAACCATACCTTGTATATGCTTGTTTTTAAACCAAGTGATTAAAGGATCACCTAACTTTTTAATAAGCGTTATACCAGCACCGTAACCTGAAGTCATTAGAGCGCCTTTAGTCATACTGGCTTGGAAAGCGTCTGTATAATTAGTTATCTTAGAAAGCTCTCTAATAGTATGCGTAGCAAGTTTATCAAACTCTAAATCTTTATAAATAGTGCTTAAAGATTCTTGTGTGAGTTTGTTCCATTCTACTTCTTTACCTGCTTTTTTAAGCGCAATCTCTAAAGTAGTACCTGAAACATTTTTGATTTCAGATTCTATAGCGCGTGTCAAAGTACGTTGTAATTCAAGCGTACCTTGCTTTACTAACGCTTCTGTTTGTTCTTTTGTTAATTCTTTTGTAGAAGCTTCACTCCATTGTATTGCAAGTTTTTGTGCAGTTTTCTGTACTTTCTTTTGAATACGTGCAGTGCCTTCTAAGTCTATACTTTTTAAACCATCTATGTTTTTAATTATATCGTTTACATTTTTTATGATGGTTTCTGTACTTGCTTCTACTGTGTTTTTAGCAGCTGTTTTAGCAGCACCTTTTATACCTGCTTTTACAGGCATTTCAATCCAGTTTAATGGATCAGATATAATTTCTAAAAACATATCTGCTACAACGTTGCCTGTGTCATAATCGTATTGTACACGACCACCGTCTGCTAAACCAGTACCTTTAATGAAACCTTGCGGACCTTCTATAAATAAACCTTTAACAGGGTTTGCAGCAGCGTCCATAGTTTCACCTAAGTTCATAAGTGTATTTAAAAACGCTTCATCACCTTTACCGTGCGCTATAGGTTTAATACCGTAATCATACGTTACTTTAGCAGCAGCAGGAATAGCAGGTATAGAAGCAACCTTACCTACAGTAGACGCGACTTTAGCAGCAGTACCTAAACCACGCACTACTTTAGCAAGACCAGAACCAGCCACACCAATAGCACCTGCATCTGGTAGTGCAAGACTGGCTACCCAGGCAGCAAGTTCTAATACTGCAGACGCAACGTAAGAAAGCACCGCCACTGAACCTGAAGCGGTGCTGATAGTACCCCATGTATCACCAAATTCTTTAGACACTGCTTCACGGTTTGTGAGTGCATCAATGTAAGAATTTAGTTCCGTGGGATCATTATAATTAGCCAAGAAAGTTTCTACTTGCTTGGCATTATATTGTTTATTACGTTGTATTACCTGTAACTTTTCAATAGTAGGTAATGTTGCTGTTAGGGCTTGAGTAGGTTGTGTTTGTACTGTAGCTTGTGTAGGTTGCAAAGCTTGCGTAACCTGCGTAGCTACAGATGGTGTGATTAACTTTGTCGCCATAGTTTATTAATTAAAATAATTATTGAGTAAGAAGTTTACTATAGCTTGTTCTGACCAGCGTCCTTGTGGATATTGCTCAGCAAGTGCTTTACCAAATTGTGCTATAAGCGCCTTATTATATCTTCCATTTTTATATTCGTCTCTTATTCGCTGTTTTTCTGATTCGGGTGCACTATCATATATTACTTTCAGATCTTGTAAACCTGCAGGCATCATCATATCTAATGTTGCATGTGGTGTTGTTATAGTTGTATTGCTACTATCTGTAGTTGTATTGCTACCACCTGTAGTTGTAGTAGTTGCAACATCAGGTATTCTTATACCCATTTCACGCATTTCCTTTTCAAGACTAGCAGCAAAAGCTGTACGCTTGTCTGCAAGAGCTTGTAAATACAAACTTTGCATAGATGTTTCACGTTGTTGATTAATAGAATCAGTTTGAATAGCAGACTGAATAAGATTAGCACGTTCTGTTTGTGCTTGTTGATAAGCTTTAAGAGTATTATCAAGCATTGCTGCAGTTTCTTCCTGTGCAGTTTGTTGACGTGCTTGTGCAATCTCAGTAGCACCTGCAACGGATTCTTGTTGTAAACCTAATAATGCTGATAATTCATTAGCAGCTTGTACACCACGAGAAGCCCCAGTAGATACTGCTGCAGCATTAGATTGACGTATAGTATCCATAGCTGTACGCTGAGTATTGTACATCTGATTATAGAATTGATTTTCTGCCAAACGGTTTTGATCACGTTGAGCAGCATATGCAGCAGCAGTAGCAGCATTATATTTATCTAAAATAGCCTGTTCGTCTACCGCAGTTTTAGCATACGTATTGTAATTATCTAATAAAGCTTGTGTTGTTTTTGGCATAATTACTCTCCTTTTAATTTATTATAACATATAATTTTGAAATAGGCAAGTGTTTTATATAGAAAGAAGAGCAGATTGCTCTACTCTTCTTTTACAATGTGTCTATAATAATTTAAAGTTTTACCGTCTCCTATGTCAGGATCATTTAACCAGTCTCTAGCTAGTTCAATATAATTGTTGGTATCAAACTTAGGATTATAATAATCACTGTACATCATATTAAGTACAGCATACCAATCACACTTGTTATACTGTCCTGCATATTGACTAGTCTGTTCCATAGTCCAGTGCTCACCGTGAGTACCGTCTTTATTCTTCATAGAAGACACCCATTGATATGCTAAATCTTCATTTAGATGTTTACCATAAACCATCTTATATAGTTTATGTTCTATGCGTAAATATTCTGCATGATCTAAGGAATATAACTTATCAATCATACAAATCATTAACGCTTCTAAACAACGCATATCTTCTGCTTTTTCACTTTTGACTATGCGAGGTATTAGAACTTTGTGCATATTATAACTCCTTAATTAAGGCATTGTCGTACATTATAACTTAACTACAGTAACTGCAATATTAGAATATGTTGCAGCTACACCAGTATTAACAATTGTTAAACTATCAATACCTTGGTTGTTAAATGTACGAACAAGTGCCGTAAAAGATACAGAATGTACTTCAGTAGTAGGTGTTGTTACTGTAACACTTGCAGTAGCTCCCGACACAGCAACACCGTTTTGTTGTAGACTAAGAGTCACATCTCCTGCAACAGGTACTGTGAAGGTTGCAGTTACGGTTACGTGATAGTAATTACTACCACAATCTGTAAGTGCAATAGAGTTACCACTTAAGTTTACATCGTTACCTTTACGTCTAACGATAGTGCTTAAAGGTAACACACCGTTTGCTACAACGGCACTTGAAGTTGTAGTTGTTACATAAATGTTTGCTTTACAAGACATAATTTTTTTTCTCCTTATAAAAAATAAAAGAACGGATATGCTCCGTTCTTTATATGGCTAACAGAGCCTACTTAGATGTTGACATTGCAACCACAGGGATGTGCAAAAGGCACACCTGCAGTGTATGTGGTGGACAAGGGGTATCTAACTACACCACATAATGCTTGTTGCAATTCAAGTTGGTTAATTCTTGCAGCTTGTGCTGCTGCTCTATCTTCACAAAGTTTGTCAAGTATTTTTTGAATACCTGCAGTAGTATTTGCATTGATAGCCGCAGTATTAATAGCGTTTTCATAACGTACGCCATCAATATTGCGATTAATACCACAGCAACACTCTGCAATTTGCTTATCGGTATCCCCAAACTTGCTTGCCATTTCGTAACCTAAGTTACAAATACCGTTGTAAAGATTCGTTGCGGTAGATTGGATTGCTTGACCGTTTGCCTGTACTTGACTCTCTAATCTAGTAAAGTTAGACTGATTAGCTAAGTCTTCTACAGTAGCTACACGACCATCAATGCCGTTGCGACCAAATACGCCACCGCCACCCCACATTAAAGCAAGGATTGCGAAAAGCCAAATGCCGCTGCCACCGAAACCGAAACCGTCGTTGCAGCCATAACCATAGTTAGGATGAGTTACTGCTGCTACATCTGCTGCGCTTAAGTTTTCCATATTTGTTTCTCCTTTTAATTTATTAATAAACGGTGCTCATGTCGACCTAAACACACGTTCATTTAACTTTGTAAAGTGTTAAGGATTACATTAGGATCATATCCCATTTGTTTACATAAATTTGTAAACACAGTCTGGGGATTCTGTCCTTTACATAATTGTAAAACTTGATTAAACATAGGGTTTTGTTGTGCAAAAGCCATAGGATTACCTTGCGCCATACGCATTATATTTTTAACTTGTTGAAGACTTTGTTGCATTTGCGCAGGTAATTGCATGTTTGGATTATTACCTAATGGATTCATATTAGTGTCCTCCAATAAACTTTTGTAATTCTTCTAAAGCCTTTTGTAAACTTTTAATTTGTTTTTTCAGTTTATTATTTTCCTGTAGGAGCTGTTTTTCTTTATTCGTTTGTACTTGTTGTTCCATTATTTTGTGCTCCTTGTAAAGTTGTTTCAAGTTTTTGTAAACGTTCTTGTAGATTTTGTAAATCTGTTTTTAAAGCATAATCTACTGTTTTACTTTCGTTTGTTACAGGTTGCTCAACATAGGGTGTTATAGTAAAAGCTTTTACTTCAAATTGCCCTTTGCTGTCTACAATCTTTTGATATACGATTGCTTTATCGTTGTCTAAAAAGATGTAGTCACTATTGGCAGGTAGCCTACAATTACGCACATCTTCAATACCATTTACAAATATTTTATTTGTATTAGTTTGAACGGGTGTTGACGGTGTTGGTGGTACTGAGTATGCGGGCATTGCATAACCGTAAGGCTGCGTAGCTGTAGGCATAGACATTACATTAAACGGATTAGAATAATTGTTTTGAAACATTGTTTTTTACCTCCTTGTCTACTTAAATTATACATAATAAAAAAGACACTTACCATAATGGTAAGTGCCATAAACGTGCCAACTTTATTTAATTTTGTTTAAAATCTCAGTTCTTTTACGTTTAGTTTGTCGTTCGCTGTAACCGATTGCATCATATAATTCTTTACCTTTTAAGCGTTCATAAACTATAAAATAAGCTATTTTACAATCAGCATCGCTTAAACCTTGTGCACGACAATATTCATAAAGTTCATCTTCAGACATTGCATATATATCTTTATGACTTATCTTTTCTAATAACTCTTTATTATGTTTCTCAAGCGCTTTTACGCGTAACATATAATCTACACGATCTTGTGCTACAAAACCAAAGAAACCTATTATAAAAGCTATGAACACACTGGATAATAAACTAACACCTAAAGGAAGTGTAACAGGTATTACAAACCAAATTAGTGAAAGTGTTAGAATAGTACAGAACACTGTTTTAGAACTTCCAAAATGAAATTGTTTATTAAACGCATTACGCACACAAGTGTGGGCTACACAAAGCATTATACTTTCAATCCAGCGATTGAATAACCACGCACATAGTAATAGTGTGCCGAAAACTAAAACATGTTGTGGTAATTGATACTTAAAGAAGTCTTTAAGCTTGAGCTTCAGTAGTATCTTTTTCTTTGAGTTTTTCCGTAAGGGTTGTAACATACGCTTCTCTTTGAATCATTAATTCATTGATCTGAAGATCCAATTCAGAAATTTTATTAATAATCTGAACAGCATCTTCTACTCCGTAATACGGTGGAAAATATTTACCCATGTGTCTGTTCTCCTTGTTTGTAATTATAGTAAAAATAAAACAATAATAACCAGAAATAGCATTCTAAACCTAATATAAATATGGATATGAAATTTACATTGGTTAATAATGCAGGTAAATTTCTGATTGATATTGATAATTTTTGTGCAATAGTATGTGTTGTAAACACTACTGCGACAGTGTTTAAATGTGCCTTAAATAAAGATGGTAACGTTATCATAACTATTATAGACAGTGTACTAGCAAGTTCTATATCAAAAATATACATTACTTGTACAAGCACAGTAGCAGCTATTAAACATAATGCTTCTTTTAAATTAAGATAGTACTTTTTGAGTACAGCACATAGATACAAATAATAGGTTGTAAAAGAAGTGATACAAGCTACTATTTCTGATAGCCACCAATGCGTATCTATAAAGTTACCAATTAAGATTAGTTGTTCGTTTTCTATTATTAATATAAAATGCTCTGGTAAGAAGATTTTTAATACATAAAGTACGATTAAAAATACAACTACCAGAGCAAGCATTGTTTTAAGAACCTTTTTGTTCATCGTTTTGTGCGTTATACTGTGCGTGCGCGGCGTCGTTGATAAGTGTTCTAAGCTCTGCTAATGCGTTTGATAAACCCATATCTTGTACGAGTTGAGCAAACTTTTCAGTGTTCTTCTTAGTTGTAACTTTAGTAAACCATGCTAAGAACATTTGAAGCAATTTACGAAGACCGAAGTTTTCATAAATGTTATACAAAGTTGTAGTTGCGCCCATCTGAGTAATGCAAAGGATCCAATAAGTGTGCCATTCTAAATTAAAGATTACATAGTACAATGCTACATAGCCAAAAGCTAATACAACATCTAAACCATAATAAATGATCTTTTTAATGTCTTTATTTTGAATCTTATCGAATACTTTACAAACTTTAAGAATACCGATAGTCAGTATAATTGCTGTTGCTATAATGAATACGGCTAAACCATATTCTGCGATATAGAGTAAAATCTGTTCCATGTGTTGCCTCCTATCTTATTAATACAGGCGAACTTGTAATAGCTTCACCTGTACTGATTTGTTCACGTTGAATAAGTGTCTTGATACAATCAATATCACTATCTAATTTAGCAAGTTCTGTTGCTTTGTGTGTTGCATATTCTGCTCTAAGTCCTCTTTCATACTCTGCTACCTTTGCAGTAATTTCAGCATTGTAATCATGAGTTCTAAGCTCTAATGCAGCAGCTTCAAACTCTGCTAAATAGATTTTTAACTTTCCGACCATGACTGATCTCCTTTAATTTTTTTTTATTTAGCACTGCGCCACTTTGTGCTATTTTTATTGTAACATATTTATATTTTTTGTCAAGTAAATGTTCAACTATTTATAAATTTTATTCCAAAATAATAAACAGTAAAACATACTCCGCCGATTATTAATACGACTAGAACTGCTAATAAAATACGCCAAACATTACTTTTAATTGCACCACAAACGCCTCCAATAATGTTTACAATATTTTCAAGTACAAGTCCTGTGAATGTGATAGGGAATAATAGGATTTGCACGAAAAGAAAGATTATTGTAGCAGGGAACATAAGCGTTTTCATAACTTTAAGCGTTTTCTTACTGCGAACATTGACGTACTTTAAGATTTCTTTGTTGCGAGTAAAATACGCATCTTCTTTATCGCTTTCTGCTTGAAGTTCTTCTACTTCTTTTTTCTTTGCTTGAATTTGTTTTTCGATTTCAACAAGTTCTTGTTCAGCTAATGCTTTTATCTTTTTAACTTGTTCATTTATCTTTGTGGTTTCAGCTTCTATACGTTTAGCTTCTGCATCGTTTTTTAATTCTTCGCTTTTTTCTTTAACGATTTTTTCAACATTTTCTTCTTCGGATAATGCTTCTTTAGTTGCTAAAAGATCTACAGCTGTTTTAACGTCTGTTGTTTGGTTGGCTTGCTGATCAATTAAAGCGTATACACCACCGTTATTATTAGTTTCTTTTAACTCGTTCATGCTGTACCTCCTAGTGTACTTCCTGTAAACTTAGGAAAATATTTATTTCCTAACTTGGTTGCTTGACCTTCAAACCAAATACTATCGTAAGGTTTAAGTTTATATGCAGTATTATTTTTTATATGCTTGTTATAATACATACAGCGTATAAAAGAGTGTATAGATATAAACACGTGTATAGGTCCGAATATTATATTTTGAATACCGTGCCCTGCTTCATGACGTAGTGTACTTAGATAGGGTGTAGGACCTGTGAGTATAACTCCACCAAGACTGCACCCACCGCCTATACTTTTCACTTCAAACCAAATATAATGGTGAAAGCGTTTCGGCTTGTGCCCTGTTATCATAAGAGCCAGCGCAATAACAAGCCCTACGGTTGTCATTACTATGCCCCAAGTCAAAGACAATAGCCAAAATACTAATCCTTTAAGAAAGTTCTTCATAATGTTATACTCCTTATACTTGTTTTATACTATCAGTTATGCTGTTAAATGTCGTTTCATTGACAGCACCGCCACTTACATATCCATACAAATATATTGTATAACTGTATCCTGATTGGCAAGTTATACAACCTGCCCCAGTACCAAGCATATGAGAAATAGCAACAGGAGTATAATCATACCCTATAATGTTATATAGTTTTTCAGCGGTGTTTATGCTGTCTGCTGTACTTAAAAATAATTTGAAATAAGCACTACCAAAATCGTAGTTTACTGTAATGCTGTGCATATAAATAGCACCGCCTCCACTACTCGAATTGTTTACTTGTTCTTTGAGTATTTGGATTTCCTTGTAGTTGTATTCACAATCTACAGTTGTTGTGCCCCCATATTCTACGATTGCATCTAAAAAACTATTTTCTTCCGTTCCAATATAAACGGCTTCAACAACAAAATCATTTCCTGTGCTAACAGGCATTGTAAAACTAGACATTTTCCAGCCATCTTGCCCGCCAGAACCATTATCATTGAAAAATATAGTACTATTAGAGCCAAGTTGATACCAACCACCATCTTCGCTCATTTGCACGAATTCCATTAAACCAAATTGATATCCGCCACTGCCTGGACCATAATCATCACGGTTTCCAAGTCGATATTTGGAATAAGCTGGGCAACTACTATCTTTCGTTACAAAATCAATATAGCTACCCACATAAGGATAGGTGCTTGTATCAAAAATAAGGGTAACTCCGCTTAAATTATCTCCAGCTCGAACTTCAGATAATTTTTTTGTTCCTTCTTTTTTATAAACATCGGCCTTTTTTTGAATTTCATTATAGTTATATTCACAATCAACACTTACTTCAGCCGTTACTTCTATTTTTACAATTTCTCCAGCTGGACCTTGAATACTTGTAATTGTTCCAGCATTACTCGGTAATGTTATTGAATCTTGTAACCAACCATTTTGTTCAATATTATATACTGTTGTAGTATAACTATTTATATCTAAACTTGGTGGCGATATAGAACTCGAAATTATATTATTTGAATTTGATGTTTTAACAAGTATGGGATCACTGAGCCATACATTATAATCCTTTGTAGTGTCAAAATAAATAGTTTTTCCACTTAAATCATCTCCGACTTGAATGTTACGAAGTCCACCACTTGCGGTTGTTTTATAAACATCAGCCTTATTCGCCAAATAACTCGAAATGTTACCTTCATGTATAAGTTTTTTAGCACCACCACTGGCAAGATATACTACTGGCGTATTGACCGCGCTGTAACCATAGTAACCTAACAAAGCGTTACTGCTACTCTTAAATCCAATATAACTACCAGTTGCTGCAGCTTTAATAGTAAGAGGAGTATCACCGCTATTACCATTGATTGTCATATTAGCGTTAAATGTTTTTGCACCTGTAATGGTTTGCGCCTCGTCAGTAGTAACAGCCTTGCTTAACTTTGTTTTCTCGGTGGTTGTGTAATCATTTGTGGATAAGCCTTTACCGCTGACCTGTGCCACATACTTACTCGAAAGAACCGTACCGTTTTCCTTAAAAGCCGTTGCACTTATTGTTTTTGTTGATGGATTAAGCGTTACACCACTTACTACACCTGTATATTTTGTTTTATATGAACTTGGAATTTCCGTATCATGTGACATTACGATAGGTAGTTCAGAATTCGCACTTTCTACATACTGTCTTACATAAGCATAAGAGTTAGCATCATAGTCAGCGGTTTCCCATCTACCTGTGCCATTTACTGTAATATAGGTAAATATAACAACAGTGTTTACACCATAGTGAGTTGTTACTTTGCTATCTGCTCGAAGGTAACAAGTCTTTGCACCAAGTCCGTTAATGTTAAGCGTTGTTGTAGCTGCACCTGCTATATTTGTATGATAAGCAATGGTCAAGCCATCATAATACGCTGTAATATCTGCATGACTGCCTGTCCAAGTACCTGCGGTTGTACCAGTGCCTTTAATATAATAAATGCCTTCAGTTTTTTTTGCATAAGTGGCAGCAATATTATTACCGCCACTATCGTAGGTCGCCACAAGCGGAAGATCCGACATGGTGCCATCGTTATTTTTTATTTGTACTTTGTATTTACCAGCCATGACTTCTCCGAATATATTAGATTTCTTTTAAATAAAGACCGCCAATTGCAAGGTCTGCAGGAGCAGTGTCTGAGCTACCTGTTTTAATAAATTGTGCACCAGAGGTAGCAATACCTTTAGCATTAACGGTTACTGCAGAATAAGTACCTGCAGTTATACCGCTGTTTTTAAGCGTTGTAGCAACAGTCCAACCTGCTTTAGAACTTGCAGAACCAGTTACATCTCCTGTAAGTTCTACAGATTTATTACTTGCAAATTGTGTAGCGTTAGTTGCATTGGTTGCGTTAGTTGCTTTTGCTACAGTTGTATTACCATTGGTAATATTGGTGATTGCCGTAGTGTTGGTAGTTGATGCACTCTTCGCTGCATCAGCCGTGGTCTTAACTTCGTTAATCGCACCTACTACAGTTTTAGAAGTGGTGTTGAGCGAATTATCGGTCTTAACTTGATAATTAACAAAGCGGTCTTCAAGGTCCTTAAGGGCTTGTGTAACAGACACGTCGCCGCTGGAACGATTAGCATTAATATCACCAGCAGTAAGAGTAATATCTCCGCTTAATGCTATACCATTAATTTTAGTAGTTTTTAAAACATAACTACCTTCGTCACCAAAAAGTTCCCATTTAGTACCGTTCCAAATAAATTCCTGTTGTCCATATAAAACAACATCACCACTTTTAAGATTTGCTGTTGGAACTGCTGTACCATTAATTGTAGGTGCTTGTGTACCTCCATCAGAAACTGCAGTACTAGTAGTGCCTAAGTAATGCATTGCACCTGTAACACCACCAATTTGGTTTTCAAGTGCTGTAATTCTATTTCCTAAGCTTGTATTTGTAGCAGCTTGTGTAGTATTTACTTCTTTTTGTGCATTTGATATGGGCTTGTTTGCATCAGAAGTGTTATCAACGTTACTAAGTCCAATATTAGCTTTTGTAATATTAACTTGTCCTGTCCTATAGGTACTTTCGGAATTACCTTTTACACCAGAAACATGACTGTTTTGTAACGTTCCTATGTTTGCTTCGTTTTGTCCTACGCGTGTATTAAGACCTTCGATGGCTGCTTGAGCATTGCCATAAGTTATATTGGTAGTCTCTAACTTTACAATACTAGCCTCGGTTTCTGGATGTAGTACATCATAGGTGTTTTCACCCGTACGTTGTTGAATTTGATATTTTTTAGTTGCCATTATATTATTCTCCTTTTTCTAAAAATATATAACCGCCTACGCGGACGTCTTTGTATTCATATTCTTTTATTGTTTTTACTTGTGTGCCTACTTCAGACACAGGTAATTTATAACTGTTCTCTGCATAATCTACATATACCATAGCTTGCGTGCTATCTGCATCTTCTGTAAGCGTAGGTATTTCAGTTAAACGTTTGGGAACAACACGATCTATAGCACCAGTTATTTCTTTTTGAAACTCACCTAAAACAAGTAACTTTTCATTAACTTCTTTAATAGCTTCATCGTGTTCTGTACGTAATTGATTATGTTCTGTAACTATTGTATTAAGTGTTTCTTTGGTTTTTTTAGGATTAGCGATATCAGATAATGTAAGCAGTTCCATACTATTCCTCCTTTTGTACCAACGGGATTTTATTTATTGTTATATCCCAAGAACACCACTCTTCTGTTTCAAGATAGATCTTACGTACATCTTCAAATAGATTACCAGAAACACGAAATAACGTAATGTCGAAAACTTCAGAATAGTCTGAAGTACGCGGCTTTATTTGTAACGCATACTGTACTGTATGTGTTGCGTCATGGAAATAAGGTAACGTGTGTAAAACGCCTTCACTTAGTTCTGCTCTAGTTTGAAATAAGAAGGTATCTAGATGTGCACGATTAGGTGTCATATTTGAAATATCCCTACGTGACACAGAAACAGTATACAAAGTATTTGGTTCCAGCTTTACAGACATAGGTGCTGAAACATCTGGTAAGGAAGGATTCTTTGCTTGTACAGTTGTTTCAAATACTTTATAGTAATTTAAAGTATGTGCTTGTGTGGCTTGTTTAGCAATAGGTCCTATTGTTTCAAACAAATCTGATAATAGATATCGTCCAAGCTGTGCTGGAATACCTAATGTATCGTTATCTGTTATTACAGTAGCTCGTCGAGCATAATAAGCATTACGCGCATCCTGTACAGTTTGCGTTCCGTCTAAAATCTGATTTATTCTTTGTGTGTTTTCTTGTATCTTATCTAAATTAGGCGTGTTATTTAAATCTGCATAACTACCTGTAATAGCAACACTATGCAAACCAACAACATTTGTAGCATCTACTTTATCTGCTTTATATTCTGTTGCACGCATATTAGAACGTATAGTAACATACCCTAAACAAGGTACGTCAGTATACAACACCACAACGTTCTGTGCTAAAGTATATATTTGAGATACTTCATAAAAACGACCACTACCGTCAGGATCTAATAAATATAATTCTGTGTCGATATTTGGTTCAACACGTTCTTCTGCATCAGCAGGATAGCCGTGTTCTTGAGGTGTAATAGTTATATAATAATAACCATCTGACTGTTTAGTTCCCCAGTCTGCAACATCAAAAGTCTTAAAGAAACTTTGTTTTAAATCAAAAAGATCTGTAACTTTACGACTAACAACGCCTTCAAGTTTATCGGATAAAAGACTTTTAAGTGTTGTCGTTAAATAGTTTGTTTGAGCTGCAGACTGTGTAACAAGTTTGTTAAACTCTTCGTGCGTTAGTTTTTTGCCAGGAAAATATAAGCTAGGATCATGATTAAGATAATATGCTTCCCAGCTTATATTTCCGTCGTCGTCTACGAAGAGTGTGTCTTTTAATTGCGGTATAGGCATAATGCCTCCTTATCTAGCATTCATAGTTCTGTATACCCAGCTGTGTCCTAAAAGTTCGAATTGTGCTTCGTTTTTAGACACAAGTATTGCACGTGGAGAATAACCTTTTCCCATGATAGGAATACGTATTTTCCATAACGTTCTGCCTGGAAAAGCTGATTGATTTAACGTCCAACAAGGAAGCGTTGCATCATTCTTTGCAAGGGTGGTAGGATGTAATTCTCCACCATCTACATAACGATCTACGATGATAATGTTTTCACCTGTTGCTGTTTGTTCTACAAGAGGTACATAACTTTGTAATTCACGTCTTGGACTGCCATCAATATAAAATGCATTGTGTAAATGCAAGTTTATTAAAGATGTGTTTTTAAGTTTAAATTGAAACTCTCTAAAACGTTTTTTAAGTTCAGTATTGATTTCACGATTACCTGTATCAATATACTGATAGTTCTTTATAAGCTTTGTGCTATACACAGGTGTTCTATCGTGCAAGTACTGTATAGTATTATCTTGTACATCTTGTAGTTTATAGAATTGTATAGCAGGTACAGGTGCAAGATCAGTTAAGGTATAAGGTGTTAAATCAATAAAATGATCTTGCTGCAATGTATCTGCATGAGACACAAATAGCATATGTGGTGCTTCAAAAGTACGCATAGACCAAGTACGTGTATCGGTATCATACAACAACTGTACATACAAATACTTACTATCTGTAATACTGTCTATAGTAGTTTCAGTATACGAAAGGTCATATACATAATTAACAACAACACGTGTGTTATCTGTGTAACTAAAGTAATTAACAAGATACTCTGTGAAATCCTGTAAACCAGGAGTATCTACTATATCTTTAATTAAATTATACACTATTTCATGAAAATTGTCCAGTAAATTTTCTATAGGTTTTGAAATAGGTGCGATTGTTGTATCACCTGCTATACCTGTACTAGAGGTTTTTGGTACAAGCATATAATAGTAATTATTAGATTTAAAGAAGAACATATTTTTAATAACCACAGATAAGGGTACATCTTCTTCTCTAATGTGTAAATTCTTTTGTATTAAAGTATGCGTCCAACCTGCACCTTCTGCACTCCAGGTTAATCTATACAAAGAGGTCGTGGTTACTACTAAGAGTTCGTTACCGTAGTTGTGTACAGAAACTACAGGATCGGGAAAGATATCAATGTTATTTGGATAAGGGAAGTATCCTGGATTATTAACATCACTGACAAAAATCATATTGTACGCATTCTCTACGCCCCACAATACTAAACGTTGTTCCCATTCTAACATGCCTTTACAAGTGTGTAAAGCATATTTTGCGGGCGCAAGATTTGCTGTATTTTGTTTATCGTCAGTAAGTGTTGTAATACCTATTGTGTTAGTAGATAAAATATACTCTTCGGTGCTTACAGTGTCCATAGGATCGCTAACGGTTAACCTTACAAGAACTTCTGAATCAGGTAAATTGGTTTTAACCATAAAAGGCGTAAGTATACCGTGCGTGTTATTATACTCAGTTAATGTAAACTGTTCATTATACAAATCTGTCCAGGTTGCTGAAACACCTGTTTTCATTTGCCAACGTACACGAATTTTTGTTTCTTCTGTACTTTCTGGTAAAACGTTTAATTTTACACTAGCTTCGGGTTGATAAGCGTCTCCCCATAACGCTAATTTTTTTGTATTTAAATCTCCAGCAGGCATTACCATGTAGTAACCAGCTGTGTTATTAGCGTCACCACTATAAAGACACCATTCACCAAAAGCATACTCTGTTAAATCTGCATCTACTTCACCTACAAGCTCTGTTAATGTGGTGTTCTTTTTAGTAGGATAATAACGCCCATTAATCAGATCTGAGATATACTTTTCAGGAGCTCTATAATAACCTTTTAAAACTACTTCTTGATTTTTACGAGGTGTTAAAACAGGTTCATCTGTTTTAGCGTCATAGGGTATAATACCTGTAATTGTTACTAAGTTTACTGCTGTACTCTCACAAACAAAATCATAAGGGTTTTCTAAGAGCATGTTATAACCCCAGCTTGCTGCTTGTGTGGGGCTATACTGTATAGGCGTACATTTACATAAAGCTACCTGACCGTTGTCAGCAATCTCTTCTTCTTCTGGTTGTAAATCTTTTACAAACTTAGTATAGCATAAATATTGCGCTATAGGTGTTAAGACACCTCCTGGTGTAGTATACGTCTCTAAAAAAGTGTAATAACTATCTTCAAATGCGAAAGTGCCTATTGGTTTTTTAAAGAAATCATCGTGTACTGTTTTTTGATTATGCACGCCTGGTTTTATTAAAAAACGAGGGAATATAGGACAACTCGAGTGCTCATCTATAGATTGTGTTAAAGTAAGCACCGCACCATCATCTGTTTGGTCATACTCTGGTTTACAAGTTAATAGAGCGTATCTGCGTGCACCTTCGTTCTCATCAGCACTATAGATAATAGTTTGTAGAGGCCCTGCGACAGTATCTACAGACTTGTATGCAACTTTTGAATGTGCAATAATATTACGTGTATTATTACTTACCACACCAATTGATGCTGTTGTGCACGGTACAACACCTTCAGACTGTAAGCCTTTACGAGGAGTCAATTTTCCTGTAGCGCTGTCTATGTCTAAGTTTAGCAGAACCTTAGCATAACCTTCGCTTAAAGGAACGTCTGTGTAGAACATACCATTAGCGTAGCCGCTTTCATTAGTAATAACACGAACCTGTTGTGTTTGTTGTTTATACTTCTGTGTGGGCATTAGTATAAACCTCCCTTAAAAGACACAACAAGCCCAGGTTCTTCTTCATCGAGTTCTACAAAACCTTGTTCATCTGCACGATATTTTGCAGGGACACTAAAGGAGTAGTCACGCAGCATATAGAAAAGACCTTGTCTATAGTCTTCTTCATATTTAGGTGCAGCCAAACCACCTTCTTCATCTGTAGTGTAATATTTAAATGCAGCACCAGGTACTATTACTGTACGAATATACTTATCAGGGATTGCAGTATAATCTAATAAATTTGCACCAATGCCATAGTTTTCTTCACTAAACTCTGTGAAGGTAGGAAAACACGTGTTTAATTGTACATTGATATCGTCTATAACACGATCAATGTAACCATATAGTTCCGCTTCGGTAACAAGCTCATCACCTAAATGCTTGCGGATTAAATTTATAACATTAGAATAGAACATAATGACCTCCTATTATATGTAAAAAGCGGCAGGCATACACCTGTCGCTTTTTTGTGTTAATTACCAAAAAAGTTAATTTGCCCTGGATTTGTTTCGAAATTCTGTGAGGCATTAGCCATTTTATTTGCGCGAAGTTCATACTTATCCATTTCCGTCATTCTACGCATAACTTCATCAGCGAAGCTCGCAGGAAGACTGATTGTGGTACCGTTGCAAGGAACTGCAACGCTAATACCGTTAATAGAGACTCGCATAACTTTACCGAAGTACTTAGCGTATGAGGGAGCTACACGCACAGGAACTTTAGGTTCTTGCGAATACGTTTGAACTAAAGATTTTTGACGCATATCTAGTACCATAGTATCTCTGTCTAAGGTACCTTGCGAAGTGCCTGCGCCAACGCGTGTTTCACGAATTATATTTTTTGGTTTTTTTACGTCCTTATCGAACTCAAGTGCTGTGTTGTCTTCCACAGTACTACCTCCTTTTTAATTAAATTAAATTTGCCATGGAGGGAACGCAAATATAATCTACAATTGCTTCTAAGCGTGCCGAGCCGAAACCTACGTCGTTGATCTTGAAGCCAATGGATTGTCTCTGATCAATGGGATCGAGAACACCAGTAGTACCTAATGCCTTAGTATACATTCTTGCATTATCTTCGCCAGAGATACCAGTTCTGATAAGCGCGTCTTTACCAAGTACAAGTACGTGCTGCATCTTGAATTCATACCAGGTCTTGCCGCCTGCTGCAGTATCTGCATTGTATGCATCCAAATCCCAAACCTTCTGATTAGGAATATACGAAGCATCTTCGCCAGTTCTAGAATCTTTTACATAGCCTGTAACAGACTTAAGAACCTTACCACCAGTGATAGTAGTGTCTTCGTCAATAGTCTTATAGGTGTATGTCGAACCATCAGTGCTATAGATTCTAAGAGATTGCTTACCGTTCTTATAGAACTCACCATGAGTAGGACAGATCAAAGTCTCATAGAATTCCATGTTGAACATGGGTACAAGCATCGAATCATCGAACATAGTCTTCGTAGTCTGATTGATAGTCATGAACTTTTCAACGGTGGGATCAGACACCATATCGAAGAAGAAGTCAGGACCAGCGATTACATGGTAACGGCCGTTCGAACGAGGCTTAACGAGTTGCTTCTTAAGACCAAGTACAACTTTACGGAGGTCTGTAATGGTAGGTTTATCACCTACAACGAGAGCTTCTGCATTTGCTTTATAACCTGCATAAACCTTGTTTGCAATTGCAAATAAGGATTCTCTTGCAAGTAAATCAAGGGTTTCTACAGCAACAGTAGAATATTCTGCTGCATAGTGTGCAATAATAGGATCTACGATCTTAAAGTTAACTTTGTCCGAAAACTCCATATAACGACCATATTGGTTCGTATCAATTTCGTACATCTCTACCGAGCCCTTATCGCTGATAGGGGGCTTGCCTTCTTCAAGAGGTACAGTGTGTGCCTGTAAAGGTGCCCATCTGCGAACTTGTAATTTATTTGCTTTCTCACCCATGGGTTGGGTGTCTGCGTATCTAAAGTATACATAATCTTTAGCTTCTACGCGAATTGTGTCAAGCAACTGCTTGGTGTAGAACACATCGGGATTTAAAAATTGTTTACCGTGTGCTGTAATTTGTTTATTTGCTAACTCAATGTAACTGTTAAAAGTATCAGTTCCTGTAGCGCTTGCGTTTAAATACATGTTTCTATCTCCTATTTAGATTTTAAATTTTACTTTAAACTATCTAAAAAAGCATCTAAATCCTTAACGGATTTAATAGGTTGTACTGGGCCTGTACCAGTGCCACCTGTTTGTGCGGGCGGGGTTGTGCTGTTTTGTTGCGCCTTTAAACTTCTTGCTCGCTCTGCTTGCACACCACGCTCAACTGCCTTCGCAATTAATTCATCGAAATAGAGGTTTTTATACTCTTTTACTAAATCTACTTCTTGCTCAAACGGATTAATTTTATTTTCAATTAATCTATCCGTAAATGCATTGACTTCTTCTCGAGATAACTGGTACGTGTCTTTGACTTTTTGAAAACCTGCTAATGCTTTTTGTCTAGCTTGATCTTGTTCTAACTGTGCTATGCGTAACTTATCAGCTTCCATCTCTCGTAACGCTTCTTCTGGAATATTACGATTTTTAGAAACAATCTTTGTTAAGCCCTGTTGCAACATTTCTTGGGCTTCCGCAACGTTTCTCGGAGTCTGCCCAGACGCTTTAGCTAAGTTCATAACTAAATCAGCGAGAGCTTTGTTTTCAACACGTAATTGAGCAAACGCATGATTTTGTTTACTGAACTTTTCTTCTGGGTTCACAACAGTGTCCTGTTGCTGTGTTTGGGGGTTCTGTTCTTCTTGTGGAGGATTTTCTTCTTGTGGAGGTGTTTCAGTTCCTTCTGCTGGTGTCTCCTGAGCTGGTTCTTCTAACGGTGTGGCGCTAGAATCTACATCTGGAGCGGGTGGCTCTGCTGCAGGTTCTTCCGTAATTCCGAACATTGCTCTGATTTCTGCTTCAGCATCTTCATCTGCTGCGAGGCAAGGTGCTGGAAACAGTCTGCGCATATTCTTATGCATTCTACCTTAATCTCCTTTTTGTTTTCTACAGGCGAATAGAAACAGGATTACAGACTTTAAACGCACATTTAAAGGCTGTGGAACCTTGTCTGTTAATTATAATATATCACACTTTTACAAATAAGGCAAGTGTTTTTTATACATTTTGTGGAATTTCTCCACCAAATTGAGGCATAGGTACGTTTTCAGGTACTAAACCTTCTTGCATTAGAGGATTAATCTGTGGTTCTTCAGGCATAATACCTGCTTTCTTATCCTTTAAGGATTTAGCAACAGCAAGCATTGCATCCTGCGGAGCCATACCTTGTTTCGTTAATTCAGCAAACTGGAAGAGAGTTTGAGATACATTCTCTACTTCATTATTAGTACGCTGGATTCCCATACGCTCAAGCATATATTCTTTCATCGGTAAGTCTTGCATCATCAACCATTCTTCAACGGTGATAAGATCTACAGACTCACCTTGTTGCTGGTATTGCATTTGCTTTTCCATAAGCTGGTTAGCCATTTCTGCAATACGTGCTTTATTTCTCGGGAGTTCACTAGAGATGTTAATTTGATAACTGAATGCAGTTTCAAGATCTAATTTGGGAAAGTCTACTTCGATAGTCTTATACTTATTAAATTCAGTTTCATTTTTAATAAAGTACTTGCGTTTTGAACCGAATTCTATAAGATTTGCGAGTACAAGTTCTGTTAATTGCTTTGTATAATCTTCAAAGTTTTCGATTTTTGTGGTATCAATAATTGTTACACGGTTAAGTTGATTCTCTACACCACCTGTGGTTAAGATAGAACCTGTGTCGCGTCCCGTATAACGTTCGTCTACGCCCGTAATGTTCTTAATATTACTGTCTAAACGCATAGCAATTTCACCAATCTTAGGATCCACTTGTGGGAATTGGTGATAATGTACGGCTTTAGAAGCATCACCGTTTACTACGAAAGTATAGTCAGCGTCGTTTGCGTGCTTAGCAAAGCTGTTAATGTTTAAGCCTGAAGAACTAGAAACGTATTTAGGCGGTCTTTGATTCTTATATACTGATGTTAAGCTAATACTATCAATAATATTATACGCAACGGAGTTCGCAAAAATACGCGCAGGTTCAGAAATACCAATCAACGCATCCCCTGGTTCGTTGCAATATAAGATAGCGAACGGAAATTTATTAGGTTTAATAGCTTGGCGTATATAAAGCACCGCCTCGGCGTTAATAGTGTGTATCTCGTCAATAACAATATTGCCGTTTGCGTCTTCTACTTTTTCCCAGAATGTAACTAACGTATAATAGTCTGACTCTGTTGTACTGGTTTTTGCTCCCAAAATTTCAGGAGTACTTAAAATCGTATTGCTATTTTTCTTTGAGTCTAAGTATTTCTTAAACTCTTCACGGTATTTACGGTTACCTAAGAATACAGACTTATGGTATTTATCGTATGTCATACAGTAACCTGCATTCTTTAAGTCGATCGCAAAAGGATCACGCATAAACTTAAGCGGAGAAACGTTCTTAGCGCGAACTTGTCCTTTTTGAATAGTGTCGCCACTTGTGACAACGTTCTCATCCCAACCAATTTGCGTAATACCGATGTTGTGTAATGCTGCATTATTGCCTGCTTGCTTCTGCATTTTAGAAATGTTTGTTAAATTCCACTCCTGCTCTAAAGCAATGTTGGTGTTTACAATGATATCTTTATCCTTATCTGAAGTTGGAAGCAGCTCTGCGCACTTAGCTACAGTGTAAATAGATGCTACTAAGTTGTTCTTAATGTAAGCTACGTGGTTAGTATCGGGTAAAATCTGGTATGCTGGGAACTTTGCACCGAGTGCTTCCCATAAACCGCCACGGTCAGTGAGGTCTAATACTTGCATACGTCTGTGTTCGCGTGCGTATTGCGCTATACATAAGTCGAATTGTTCCTTAAGTTTTGCAATAGGTACGCGTAATTCAACGCCACCTATCCTTTCTGTAAGTGGCTTAAGCTTGTGTTGATCCATTCTTATCCTCCGTTTCAATGCCCATTAATTCATTAACTGCTGCAATAACTGCGTCCATCTGTTTCAATTCCGTGTCTTCAGGTACAGGTCTTTCTTCTGCAGGAACTGCTTTGGGCTGTGTTTCTGTGTTTTCAGTGTGTAAATGCGTGTGTACATGCGTGTGTAGGGGGTGTCTCAAAAGTATACTTACAATTACAATGGCTGTAGCACACACTACTATGGTTGCTAAAAATCCGAATATAGTCACTAATACATACCTCCAATAGTGCTTATAAAGTCTACGTCTTCGTAAGAAGATTCGTAATCATTTTTAGTATCATCTTGGAACATATATTGCGCGTAAGCGTTAGCATCGCGTCTTGCCTGTTCCAAAATATTAATACCTCTATTAGAATAAATACCGTGTACAGCCTCACCTGGATTGGTAGGTAACTCCATAGCTATCCATTCTAATGGGTTAATTAAGTGATTGTTCTTATCTTGCGGTTTATCTTTACGACCAGACTCTGAAGAGTCGTCTGATGGGAACTTATAGTCCTTCAGCTCCTCAATAAGGTGCTTGCAGCAGTCCATTATCTCGATACGGTCCTGCTCAAACATAGTATTGAGTTTAAATACACGGGCGTCTACGCTAACTTGTCCTGGTGTGTATGAAATTCCGTACTCTAAGAAGTGGTCAATAAGGGATTTTTTGTTATAATCGCGCTTTATACCCGATTTTGGATCAATTAAGTGTGGTCTTAACCAGCCTCCGTCAGGAACGTCTGCGCTAAGTTGCTTTACAACGTTCGCTAATTCTGCAACGTTGCGGTTATTATCGTAATATTCCTTATAAATAATCAGTTTTCCACGTTCTTCGTCGATCGCACCCCATAGCATACCGCTCATATCGCTAAGTCCGTAGTCAAAAGCGTGCACTCTTTTCCAATGTTTCGGAATAGTATCGGTAGGAATAACGTGATTTTGCTTGGTTTTACTGTTTTCAATCGCTGAAGGGTATACAAGACCTTCTGCGTAAGTGAAACTTCCCAGTAAATAGCGGTTTATCCACCATTGTGGGCGTCCTTTAGATGTGTCCTGAATGTAAGTTGGCGGTAAAAACTGGTTACAAGCCGTCGTTGTGACGTGTGAACTGATCGCGGGATCCGCTATTTCGGGGTTTGGCTCGTAATGGTCAACCGAATCTCCGTTGATTTGTATAAAACTACTGGGTAAAAGGACGTTAGTTTTAATCCAACCCGCGTCAGGGTTAGATTCTGTGATAATTGTACGCCAATCTCCGTCGATAATTGGGATAGCTACGCCCTGTTCTGTGTAACCGTAGAGCGGTCTACCTTGTGAATCGAGCTTTTGAGAGGTCGCTGCGGTGTTACGTACACGCGTTTTACCTATAATAAAGATCTGATCGTCTACTTCAGAGCCCTCAATGATGGCTAAGAAGTCTAAGTTAAGCGAACGTAGCTTACCAGGATCGTCGAAAGGTCTGAACATTAAGCGATAACCGTTAACTAACTCAATATAAGAGTTCTTTACGGAGACTTCTTTGACTAAACTAACGGGTAAATCGGCTTCAATGTCTCTTTTAATAGTCTGTTCGTACTGTGCGCTAATGTTCGCGCCAATTAAACCAGTGCCGTTAGGCGTAATTGCGAAGTGTTTATACCATTCTTCGCGTGTTGTAGTGGTCTTTCCTGAACCGTAACCGCCGAAATTACCCTTAAATTTGTGCGGATCTCTGTGGAAAATCTGCTGGTGAGCCTGCGGAATGTACGTATTTATAAACGTATTGCACTGTGTGCACTCTCTCCAGAACTGAGAAGTGTCTCCTGATAGTGTAATACAACGCTCAGTAGGGCCTCCGCAACGTGGGCATTTGTTGAAGTTTCTCACAACGCGCCTTGTGTAGGATTCTTTTACAGGGAGCTGTTCTTTAGGAATAGGCTGGGGAAGTTCCTTTACGACGCGTTGAGCTCTTTTAGAACGCACCGTAGAGGGTTTCCCAGCTTTAGTAGACATTTCGTCAGATATGTTTTTAATATAAGTTCTTGGCATTACTTCTTCTTTCTACGTTGAGCTCTGTTCTGTGGCGTGGTCATAGCTTTTAAGTTAGCTTTAGCTATTTGGTGTTCGTAAGCGTCTTTCTTAGATTGTGCAGAGTCTTCATAAGCGTCGACGTAAGTCTGTAACTTATCTTTATCTGCCATAAGCGCGTTCTCTGCAGCGAGAATGGCGTCTACTGTAAGGTCTGGTCTGGCTGTAATCTCTGGGAAGAGACGGTCGAGCAATGTAGAAGCCCCCATGTTTATCATCTCATACATGTCTTCTTCAAGAGACTTTTTTAAGTCAGGGGTATCTGCTCTGGATAAGGTCTGTTTGCAGAGTGCTTCGATAGCAGCAAGACAGAGTTGGATGGCGTCTGGTAGAGTGGCCTGTACTGCTTCTACCTGTAACTGTTTGTTATAGTCCAGTGAAATACGGACTGCGGTTTTTGTTTCTGTGTTCATAAGTCCTCCTGTTAAGAGTATAGCACATGTACGCGAGAAAGGCAAGCGTTTTATGAAGAAAAGTTGTCTACGATGTTAGATTTCTAATCGACCACAACCATAAATCCTCCGTGCGCACACCCTTGTAACCGCTCTATATTGATTTTTTAAACCCACCCCCTAGGTCTAAAGACATACTGGAAGTGTCGAGTACACGGTCAGAACATGCTTCGTGCAGTACTCTGTTGCACGTCTAAATTGTGGATATGTGGATAACTTGTGGATAACTTTTTTAATTTTTTGTTATTAAATCATAACATCTTCCAAGGTCATTTTCCCTTATAAAAAGTAGTATTATTTTGCATTTTCCACTCTGATTTTATTTTTGTATTTTTTATTTTAGTAGTATTATTTTTATTATTATTTTACTACTTTTATTAAAAATATATACTTTACGGGTAAAAAACCCAAAAAATTTTACTTTTTTCTGTATATACTTTTGAAAAAAATAAATAGAACACAACTTATAATGCACTAAATTATAATATCCAGAGTAAAATTTTCACTAAAAAGTAGTATTATTTTACTTAAAATCTGAAAAAGTAGTATTATTTTTATCATTATCTTACTACTATTTTTTAAAATTACAAAACTCAAACTGCCTCGGAAATCAAAAATATTACTACTTTTTTAAACTTCCTAAAAAAGGATAAAATACAACTTATCCACAACTTTTCAGGCAATCAATCCTCAACTTACAGGTAACATTAACTTTACAATTCCATTTAAACAACCGTAACGCTTTGCGGACGCGCAATAATTTGAAATGCGCGTAAAATTTGCCTGCCCCGCTGGAACATCGCAAAATAACCTTGTGCGCCCCTTACTCTAACAATGCTAGAGCAAGAGGCTTCAAATATATTTTGCTCATAAGTTCGCTCATCTTTAGCCGCTTAATTTAACAAGTGAAATTAAGCGCTTTGACCTAAGTGTATCGCAAAAAACTGCGTTTTTTGAACACGGCAAATTTTGCAGGACGCCACAAGGGCGGTGCCCTCTCTATAAACAATACTCACTCGCCCGACAAACTGTACTACTCTAAGACCTCAACCAATCACACGGACGCCTCCCGCACTACCTGATAAAGAAGCCGTCACACTATACTACATAGTACAGGTAGCGCGGGTGTTGTTCTGTCCTTTAATTATACAAAAAACCCTAGCCACACTCAAACCAATCAATAACATAAACTTCACTATGTGTGGCTGGTCGCGAGCCTATCAAGACATACACTACACTGTGAGCAAACTTTTCAGAAAATTTTTTGCGCGCACGCCTGTGAGACAAAGGCCTCACTGGCAGGCTTCAAAAAATCCGCCAAACTTATCTATAATATAACTACACATACGCGCATAAACTATTCTATAACCTTGCTGTACAACTCTTTTGAAAACTTTGCCGTATTTACCACCAACTGTATTTGTAAACAAAGTACAAGGAACTTGATAGGCTCTCGTTGCTTCGCAATTTTTTGTGCCTCACAGGTGATTTATATATAACTTATAAACGTTGTGTATAAATTAATTATTTTTTTTTATAGGAGGTAATCGCCAATGATTACGATTAAAAACTTAAGAGAAGTGGTTGGCAAGCGTGAGTTTAGTGAGTGGGAGGTCAGAGTTGATAGAGCTTCAATACTCGGTAATCCTTACTATATGGCGCGCGAAGAATTTAGGGATAAAGTATGTGAACAATATGCTTATTTGTTTAAACGAATACTTGAGAATTATAATATTTGCGCTATTGAAGTTTATGGTAAGCGTTTCTCTAATGATTTTCAGATAAGCTTTAGAGCAGAGTTAGAGCGTTTAGTGGACATTTATAAGCGTTATGGTAAAATTGACTTGTATTGTTGGTGTGCGCCCAAACGTTGTCACGCTGAAACGATTAAACATTATTTGGAAGGGTTTCGTACTCTTCCAAATCCTGTACCTGCACCGACTACACGTATAACCTGGGATGTTGTAGTTGATTACGATCCGATTGGTTTGTATGACGATCGTGAGGGTTTTGATACTCTTGTGTATATTTCAACACACGACACTTACGAAGAGGCTCGTGCACTTGTAGATGAGCTTAATCGTAAGCTTGGTAAAGAGTGTGGTATGTCCGCTGAATACTTTGTACAAAAAATAGTAAAAAAATTAAATTGAATTTTTTAAAAGGAGTTTTTACTTATGAAATTTATTGTATCCATTAAACCTGTTGAACCTATGAACCGTTTGGTTGTTGACTTTAAGAACCTCGATATTTGGGGTTCTGAAGGCGGTATCGGAGAATTTATCCAAACTTACTTGGGTTATACGACTCTTTATAAAGAGATTGTTGTTACGAACATCCATACAAACATTCCCAAGGAGTTGTTGCAAGCACTGACTAATCAGTTCTTACACGGTACTGTTATCACTTTTGAATCAACCAATCATTTCAAACAAACTTACAAATGTCCTCAACCTCGTACATTTTATCAGTACGCTTGGACGCCTTTGGATCTCAGTGCACCTATTCCCAGATCCTTAGCAGAGTTCCGTTTCATTTATAACGGTAAGTTAACTTCTTACCGTGAAGCAATCAGCAGTTTGAAATCCACTCGCTTCTTACCCAATGAGATCTGGAATGCCTTAGATGTTTATTCTAAAAGACGCATTGATCTTTGCCGTGAGTGGAACAAAGGCGCTTATGAATACGCTGAACAGTGGTACAAAGCTTTAACCAAAGACGCTATGCCTCACGGTATCAAGGTTTGGTCACCCAATCTTAAAACGTATTTAGAAGCAATCGCTGAAATCGACTTTGAACGTCTTTCTAAGAGTTTCACGCTTAAAGAAGGTCTTCGTCCTTTATCTGATGATGAGCTTGCATTCTTGCAAGAGTACGGTCCTGCCTACGGTGTTGAAGTTCCTACACTTATCACTCGCGTAAACACCCATAAGACCAAACACGGCTATACTCAAGAGCCTGAGTATATGTTCGGTGGAGTTCCTGAAAGTGAAATCGCTAAAGCCCAATACGATGCGAGAGCCAAAGAGAAAGGTACTTTACTTCCTGCTTTCGTACGTAAAGGTATCAGACCTACGGTACACGATAATGCTAAACTTGCCAGAGACGCTTACTTCAATCTTATCTGGATTATGCGTCACGCTAAGGAGCTTCCCAATAAAGGTCTTATGCCTGGTTGGGCACGTTGCCCTGAATGTCACACAATCTACAGAGTTTCTGAAGGTTGTGACTGCGGTGCACAAGAACCTATCATCCACGTGACAGCGGACAACAAGTTCTACTCTAACTCAGAGTCCTTCGAAGACATCACGTTACGTGATTTGCTCTATTAATCAACTTCAGGTGTATGCACAGAGCTTCGGTTCTGTGCATATGCTTGACTTTATAAAAAAAATATGATAAACTTACATTGAATTTAGTAAAAGGAGACACATATTATGACACTTGCAACCAATTATATCCGTAAAGTTTGTTTTGAGAGCCTCGTTAAAACGTTCTTGAACCCTAACAGTGAACTGTACATCAAGAATATAACGGGCGACCAGTGGCACGAACTTATTAAAAAACCTCAGAGTGTTGATACGCAACTGCTTCAAGAAGCCTTTGACGAAGCCCGTCGCCGTTTCGCGGCTTTGGAGGAAGAAGAGATGCTAAAGGAATACTATGAGATGCTCGAAGAAGAATACGAGCAAATCAAAAGAGAAAACCAAGCAGAAATAGAACGTTTACGTATAGCTGATGAAGGTTGTACGATTGACGCTTGGTATAATCAAGGAGAATAATTATGTTATTAGGTTTACTTGAATTCGGAGCATTTGTTATTTTAGCAGGTGTTGTATTTTCTATTATCTGTCTTACAAAGAAAAAGAATTGGGAGGATGAAGATAATGACTGACGAATTAAAACCGTGTCCGTTTTGTGGTGGCGAAGCCGAGCATATTAAAACTCATTTATACGGAAAAATAAGCGGTCATTTTATTACTTGTAAAAAATGCGAGTGTCAAACAAAGACTTATTCAAGCAAACAAAATGCTTTTAAGTTTTGGAATAGGAGAAAAGAACTATGAAAAAAATATTTTTAACTTTACTTACAATACTACTTGTAATAGGAATCCTATTCGCATTAGGTTACGCAAATGCCACAACCACAGACATTGTAGAACGTATTGGTACGTTTTACGTTGCAATCTGTTGTACAGCCCTTATAGTTTTAGGTGCTGCACTTATCATTTTATTAGGAGATTAATATGGAAACAGTTACAATTTCTAAAGAAGAATACGAAGAATTACTCAAACATAAAAACGATACTGAATATAAAAAAATAGCGTATAAACAAATTGATAATGTGTATAGTCGTACGATTAACACATATCGTATACGAGCAGATCGTGCTGCTCAAAATACTGCTAGACTTATTTATAAAAAAGGAGAAGAATTAGAAAGTGATTTTGCTAAAACAGGATTAGCAGAATATATTTTAGCTAACTTCTTATCTAAAGAATCGGAGTGATTATGAAACCAAAAAAAATAAGCTTTGATATGGATGATATTGCTGATATATCAGAACAACTAATTACGGTTCAAAGAGATTGTTACACAATTCCTATTCGTACAATCGCAAACGGAAAACGCTTCAGAATTCCTAAAAATATTATAGAAGAACTTCAGTTATCTGCAAAAGATTTATGTTATTTCGTGCAATATACTGAAGGTTATTACATTTCTTTCAAAGAAATTCCTCTAACTTCTAACAAAAACTATAGAAGCCGTAAACTGATATCTGCAGGACAATACAATACTTTATACACAGCAATTCCGAAATTTATCACAAATATCTACAAAAAAATAAATAGTGTGCAACTAATACGCACACAAGGATTTAAAAAACACGAATGGCAAATCAAATTCCTTTTTATAGATTGTATCTAAATGAACGTATTCGTAAACATTTAGGTATTAACTTAAAAAATAAAAAAATATATGTCTTTAAAGTGAAAAACAGGACATATATAAGTACAGATACAATTCCAAAAAACACAAAATTTGAAATTTTACCTGTAAAACTAGGAGATACTCAATGGTATATCAACATACCAGAAACCTATCTAGAGTATTTTCCAGATTCCTATAAGCTACTTAACACGCGGGGCAAGGTTCTAGAACTTATTCCACGTGAATAAAAAAATATAATAATTAAAGTGAAGTGAATAAGTAGACACTTCAAATCTAGTCTAATCAAGGAGAAAAAAATGGACACGAACAAACTTATGAGTATGTATAACTCGACCTTTCAACCTGCACTTACTGAAGGACTTTACGTAACGAAGATGCTTTCACACGAGTATGTAAAGAACAACGAGAACCCCTATATCAAGTTCACTTTCGAAGTAGTTGATACGGGCAGAAAGCTTATCGAAAACCGCTTTGAACGTGGTTTTGGCGTTCTTGTATCTCATCTTCGTCAACAACTCGGCAGAGAAAACGAAGCAGTAGAACCCAAGAAGTTCTTCGATGAACTTATCGCTAACCAAACCCCCATTAAGATCTGGGTTGTTAAGCGTACTGTAAACGGTTATCCCAGAACAAACTTCAACTTCCTCGAACCTATCAAGGAAGAAAAACCCAACACTGCAGTAGTTGACGACAGCATGACGTCCCCTGTGACGCCTGCATAACTTTCTTTTCACTATAAGGGCATCGAAAACGGTGCCCTTATAAATTTATATAAAGGACAAAACAGATTATGAAACGCGGAGACATTTATTTATGTGATTTAGGAGCAACTACAGGACACGTTCAATCAGGACTTAGACCTGTTATTGTTGTACAAAACGACATGGGAAACCAACATTCACCTACCACTATTGTATGTGGTATTACCTCTTCACCTAAGAAGATGCAACCTACACACTGTTTTATTTCGACTGATGGCGGTCTGCCGAAACCTTCTACAGTGTTGTGCGAACAAATCTTCACTATAAATACTATCGAACTTAAACACTATCTTGGAACAGTGTCAAATCCTTACACTCTACGCAAACTCAACAACTGTATCCAGATTAGTCTAGGCTTAAATCAAGGACAATACTATGAAAAACCACAATACAGATACCCAAACAAACCTTTTAGAAGAGTTTAAAGAACTGTTAGGAATAACCGAAGACAATAAAGTACACAAACTAATCACAAGATTATACGTAGAAATACGTTTAAAACCTTTAACAAATAAATACAATATCAACTCTAAAACCTTCAATGAATTAGGTGACGCTATACACAAAAACTATCTTACAAAAGGCTATTCTATTGACAAAATGATAGATTCAGTGTATAATTATATTAACCAAAACAAAACAATGCCTACCAAAGCATATATTGAAGACATTGAAGCACTTTTAGAAGACTACTATGAGGAAGATTTGTTATGAAAACCACTGTGCCTAAAGACTGGAAAAAAGCAGCAGCACATTATTTTCCATCCGTAAACACAATAAAAATCAAAGCAAAATCAACAGATTTTTATCCGCAATACCTCAAATATCTGTTTACCTATCTTAACGTTCCTTTAAACGCTAAAATCATCTTCACAGATAAAACCATACCAGGAGGTATCGAAGAATGGCTAAATCAACAAAAATTAAATTAAAAAAGGAGAATAAAACAAAAATGAACAAAGTAACTATTATCGGAAATGCATTCGTACTCACTTCGTCTATCAAACTCGCTACTATCAAGAAGTTAGAAAAGTATAACGCAGATACTCTTGCAGTATGCACCAAACAAGAAGACGAAATCGTAGAAGTTTTCAGAGTAATGTCTGGAAAGAAGGGCAGCATTTGCAACGCAGGTATTGTATTTGCTTCTGCAGATAAGGACGGCTACGCAACTGTAACTGCACTTATCCCTGAAAACGTTAAAGATAAGAAACAGTTTATTAAGGAAAACTACGCAAATGTAATCTTCATGCTTAAGGGCCTTGAAAATACCATCACTCAGATGGAAGAAGATATCGACAAGGCATTTGCAGAACTCGATGAAATGATTACGGAGGCATAATATGGTTCAAATCAAAATCGTAGCAAACAACAGTAGAAAGACTATCCTTACGGATGAAAACAATACTGTACGTCAAGTACTCGATGCAAACGAAATTAACTACGCTGTAGCACCTGTTTACATCGACGGAGCACCTCTCGGAGTTGGTGATCATGACAAATCTTTTGCAGAACTTGGTATCACTGAAAAGTGTTTATTAACTGCAATTGTAAAAACTCAAAACGCATAATTAAAATAATAAAAAGCCCCATTAAGGGGCTTTTCTTACATAATAAGGAGTATTTTATGAACCTTTTCGAATTCTATAATTATAACTCAGAAAGCAATCGTACGCTAAACGTACCTACTGCGCTTGGTCGACTCTTTAAAAGTATCCACCATTCAGCACCCTATCCAAATCATAGTAGAACCTTAGCACACATCCATAATGAAACTATAGCACGCCATGGTTATGATTGGTACGCTTCTTCTAATAGCAACGTATACAGTATCTATCATTTACTAAGCACATGTTGCCAAATTACTGCAGCAATGTTAAACGGAGAAACTTCAATAAGAAAAACACACGTACAATTCCATTATCTTAGTCCAGTAGATGTTAATGCTCAAAGTTATATCACAATGACCGCTATACCTGGAACATCTACAGATAATCTATTAAATTTAATAATTATTTATGCACCACGCAATAAAACAATTCTTAAAGAAAAAATAAAAGACGCACAACCAAACGAAATTCCACAATTAAACACTTTACTAATAGAAACTCCTAATCATTTTGTAAAAACAATCCTAAAAAATAACAACACAATTATTATTTTTACAGATTATATTACAAAGAGATTTGTTAATATGCTTTATGCTTGTTTTCCTAAATTACTACAAGCACTCAACATGTTCCAAAAAATAAACAATCCAAACCAAAGTGAAACAATCACCAAATATAACCAAGCTCTAAGCTACACTTTAGAACTACATCGTATTATGTTTGATTCACTTAATCAAGACACAAATAAAGCAACAGACAAAGCAAGAATCACAGAAATACTTACAGCACTATCAACACTCTGGATTAACCCTGAAGCCTTGCACAACACTTTTATAAAAAATTTTGCTAATAGACGTAATCAAATTGCAAAAAGAAGTCTTGAAGATAGTGAAACACGTTATAAAAACGAAATTTCAAGATATGAAGATAGCCTTAGAAACATGTATGAAGCTCTTGCAGAGACTCAAAGAAAAAAACTTAGCCTTAAAGATGTTTCCGCTGATGATGTGCTACCTTTCTTAAACGCACTTAAAAATAACCCTTTAATCGAAACGTTAGACACTACTAACGATAGATTAACACTTAGAATAACAGCACCCTTACAATATTATGATCCAGAGGATTATAAGTACTATATAACAAATAAAAACAGTAAAGTAAACACCTACTTTAATGACATTGAAAAAGAAATACTATACGACACTTTTATAAATAAAAAATACGGCATAATACTAGAAGCAATAATACACATTACTATAGTAAGTGACCTCAGTATTGGAGCATTAGAATTCCGTGCACAAAGCTCTTCTCCTAGCCAATTTAAAAACATTCCAAACCCACACTTGTATTACTACAATTGTTGGAGTGAAGCACGTAATGTACTTGCTAAAGCTATTGCAAACAATGATTACGAAATAATTATTCCACAAATGATTGCAGCAGTACAATCTGTTAACGTCGCAGAATCTGCTTCGTTTAGTTCGCACTTCTTAGACGATCTCAATTCTAGTACTTGGCGTTCAAAAATTAACTTCATAGAGTACGCTACACAAACAAAGTATACTTTTGAGACACTTATTGAACAATACAAACAAGCCAAAATAGAAAAAATCGAAAAAGAAGCTATGCAAAAAGCACAAGAAACTATAAAAATAGATACACTAACCTCTACAGATAACGCACAAACCCAACAAGCTATGCATAACACAGAATACACACAAATCGTAATATCAGAAAACGATGAAGGAGACGAAGAATGAGACCTATATTCTTAGACGAACAAAATAAAGAAGAACTTATCAAAACGTTCACTACACACTTAAATAAAATTAAACTATCTACAAACACTATTAACTTTACTGCACAAGTACAACAAAAAACAGAAAACAATACGAAAGCAACACTCATTATTAGCCCAAAAGCATATCTCAAAATGATGCTATATGTCAGAGATACGCCAACAGAAATAGCCTGGCATGGTACTGTAATTAAACAAAATACCAACACTTATATCATTACAGACGTTTTCTTATACCCTCAAAAACTCAGTGCAGCAACTGTAACAACTGTTCAAGAAAAATATAATAATTGGTGTGTAGACCTTGCAGATGAACAATACGACCATATGCGCTTACAAGGACA